GAAGTTCCCCAGTGACTGATAGTTGGCGAGAACTGAGGAACATGCGAGTAAACCGCAATCGGAGCAGTGTTAGTGATATTGTGCGTATTTGCTGGCAGCGACATCTGAGTGAACGAGAATGTCAGACCAGACGAAGTAGCGGTAGCAGCCTGTGTTAGAAGAAGCGAACCAGCACCAGTATTGATAGAAACAACGTAGGTATCTCTTGGTAGGTTGGCGTTTGTTACAAGCATGCCTACCTGAACACCAGTAAGAGCAGAAGCAGTTGTTACGGTCGCGCTACCAGATACAGTGCTCATACCTGAAACTGTATTTGATGCCTTCGCTCTTGTTAGACCAGTGAACGAAGTACCAGTTGTTCCGGTATAAGTTGCATACTCGAAGCTTGATGGGTTAGCAATAAGGATTGTACCGTTTGATGGGAAGCCGAAAGTATTAGCAACCACCAGAGTTGTATCAGTTGACAATGCATTCGTTGTCATTGTAGTCTTAGGAGCAATGGTGTTTGTTTCATAACGGGCTGGAAGGTTACCAGAACGCATCCAGGCTTCCAGGTTTTGGTTGTTGTTTACGAAACGGTGGCAGTAGATGATCTTGCCCTGCGTATCACGGAAACCGTAACGGATCGGACCTGAACCATACCAGCTATAATCCATGTAGAACATCTGAGACTTAGCAAGATCAAGAACAGTACCAGAAGGACCATTTCCATCAAGAGTATCAATATTGAATTGGCTTTGTGGTACGCGAATGTCAACTGTCTTAGAGATCGTTACATAATTTGGAGAAGTAACAGTCGAACCACGATATGCAGGAGAAATCTGCATAGAAGTATCAGATACAATGTCCATAACGCGATAAGACATACCACGGATAACAATGAAGTCGCCAGGAACTAGCTGTTTGCTGAACTTAGTAGAAGAGTTGTTATATGTCAAGCCAGTAACTGTAGTAGAACCGTTGGTTACGGTAGCACCACCAGCTAGCTGGTCGGTTGACTTACGACGAACTGCCCATAGTGTTTGACCATCAAACTCGAAGAAAACGCCGTTCTGTGCATCGAACATGCCAATACGAGAAGAAGAACCATACCAGTTAGTTACAGCCAGAGAAGGAAGACCGGTAGCTGGTGAAGCCGAAGGAGTTGTAAGAGCAGTGTATGTGAAACGGAAAGCGTCGATTACTGATGCTACAGTAAAGGTTCCGTTATATGCAGATTCGTTACATCCGGCAACAACAATCGTAACACCAGTCTGTAGAGCGTGACCGACCTTTGTTGTTACAGTGATTGTGCTAGAAGCTGAACCTGTAGCAGTTGTAGAGTCAATCTGATCGATATTGATATTTGGCTTCAGAATAGTACCAGTTGAGATCTGAATACCTTTACCAGACTGATAACGGAAGAAACGGCGTGTTTGACGAATTGTCTGAATATTGTGAGCTGGTGTACCAGTGTTGAATGTAACACCACCATCAAACGGACGGTGCAAATAAACACCATCTGGACGAGGATAGATTACACCGTTTGTTACAGTAGCACCAGAAGTTGGTGAGTTTGGCGCGATAACAGAGAATACAGTCGAGTTTGAAACACTGGCAACGCTATACGAACTGCTGATGTTATTACCAGATGAAACCGTTGTATTGGCAATGTAAATACCATCACCAACCTGAAGACCGTGCGAACCAGTTGTTGTAATAGTAACAAGACCAGCTGCACCAATTACCGGCTGAGAAGGAATGGCATATGCCGAACCGGTATAGAACGAACCAGTGAATGCAAGAGTAAGAGCAGAGTTGTAAACCGAGCCAGTAGTACCAGTGAACGGATAACGAGCAGTGTAGGTAAAACTCACACCAGCAGATACAGTTTCAACTAGGAATGCTCCGTTACCACCAGCAAAGATACAATCCTGAATAAGAATAGGAGTACCGACAGCAGGAGGAGTTGTTGTTGCGACAGTAACTGTTAAGGAAGCATTTACGACTGTAATATCAGTAATTGTGAAAGGAGTCTGAGTATTCACAAAGAAAGAAGGACGATTATTCAGAAGAGTAAGTGTTTCCCACTTTGTTGGCTGTAGACCATACTCGAAGTCAGTATCGATAAGAGCCTGTGGAGTCGATACACGCATTTTTCCGACAGGGTCAAGATAAGCTTCGTCAGGAGCAAACAGCTCAGCTGCTTCATCAACAACAATCTGGAGCTTATCTGTCGAGCTCATAGAAGTTGTATTGTATGCCAGCGTAATCGTAGTTACAGCGTTTGTGCTGGTAGTTGGCTGAGCCAAGCTATAAGCAGTAGCAGTCAGCGTCGAATCACTGAAGTTATAGATCACTCGGTTTGTTGTTACGTTTGTGATCAGCAGCAGACGCTCGCGAGGCAGAGCTCTCGGAATCGTGATTGTTCTTGAAGCTGGGTTAAACGTATACTGAGTGTCTAGAATTACTCTTCTTGCCATTGTGAAAAACCTTTCTAAGTGAAACCTTATTTTGTTTATTTATATATCTATAATTCTTACTTTGAGGATTATGCCCCAAACGCAATATTTAATGGTGTGAAATAAGTCGAACTGTTTGTTGAATACGTAACATCTTTATCAATACCAATTCCAGATCTCCAGAAACCATCAAATGACATTCCTGATAGTGGCGGAGTTGCGAAGTTGATAATGTTGTTTGACGTTCCAGACAAATACCAACCGGAATTGAACGTACCATTTACATATGTATTTGATGTTCCGAATTCAGTCAGATTTACATAATCGTATCTGTAAAAATTTGGATTGTAATCTACAAGAACGCTACCAATGTAAATCTGTAATTTATTAGGATCTACTGGTGATGCATTTGCGCTTGTTACAGTGGTGTTGCTATAAGTCAACGAAAAGGCGGTTTGAGCGCCATTGAACAGAGGTGAAATGTCATCAAGTGTAAAGACCTGAGCAGCTTTATTATCAACATAGGTCTTTACAGCTTGCTGTGTTGGAACTTTTGCATCGCTGTTTGCACTTAGGGTTCCATCGGTGGAGAATTCACTGATCAGAGCGCCGACCTGCGCGCCAATAGAACCAAGACGTAGAGATGTAAGACCAGATAGATTGAACGCAGAGGCATTCAGTGTAGCAGCACCGGTCGCCTGATTAACGGCAAAATATGAACCTACACGAAAATTACCGTCTTGGTCAGTAGAGGTATAGTAAACACGACCAACATTTGCAGCTGAAGTTTCCTGAGCCTGAATCGTCAAAGCATTATTGACATTCGGGTATCCACTGGTTGTAGTATTACCAGTTCCTACACTCAAGAAGTCGTGACCTGTTAGACGAATGTTACTGAAGTTACTTCTGATTTGTATAGCAGCACCATTCGAAGATGGTGTTGTTTTTTGAGCAGTAAGAACGAGCTGAAGCACGCTGCTTGAATTGATATATGTACCAGAATAATTCTGAATGATGTATGACTGAGTATCACCACTCGTAAAATTCAAGCTCTGACCGATACCAGGAGCCTGTGGAAGACCGCTGACAACTAGAATAAATCCAGCCTGACCAGTTACACTGTTTGAAGAAAGAGTATTGGCAGCATACGTACTGCTCAGACCAGTTACTGTTTCATTTGTTGTGAACGTATTCGCATTAGACTTATAATAGTAAACAGTTCCAGCGGTACCCTGCACCGCAGTTACAGTACCTCTTGCGCCTGTTACGCTACCAACGATTGTTTCACCAACACTATAGTTTACAGCATTGGAGTTGAGGGTAAGCATATTACCATAAACAACACCGTTTGATGAAACTTCGGTTGTGTCATAACCTCTAGCGAACGAACCATAATTACCATAAGAATGGTTACCGTTCAGGCTTCGAATAATACCACCACCAGAAGCAGCGTAACCGAAATAAGCAAAGTAAGTAAAGCAGGAAACAACTTCCGATTTACCTTTATCCTTTGCATAGATACCTACACCGTTATCAGCGATGTTTGTAAATGAGTGGAACAGCATACTTCTATTACCAGAAGCGTGAACCGAACCATCAACCAATGCACCAATACCACTAGTGAAGAGCGCCGAGCAATATACAATATATGGACTCTTTGTAGTTATTGGACTCGAAGGGTTAAAAGCAATACCTATACCCTTGAGAGTGGCGCCAGTGATATCATTACCAGAAGGAACGAATCCAGTCATTCCTCTCATTGAAATACTATTCAACGATGTTCCATCAGACATCTGGAACATCGTTGAGTTTTCGTTATTATTTACACCATCATTACTCAGAACGCCAGTTATTGGCTGAACAATAGTCGTACGCATTGTTTCACCAACGATCGAAACGTTCGGTGGAACAACGATAGGAAGCTGTTCAGTATATGTACCGGTTTTTACAAAGATTGTAGATAGACCACTGGTTTGCTGAGTAGCATATTGAATTGTTTTGAATGGTTTCTGAATAGTAGAACCATAACCGGCAGCGTCAACACCGTTTGGCGAAACATAATAAGCATTTGCGGAAACGCCTGGATTGCCCCAAGATAATGTTGTTCCATTCGAAGTCATAATGGTGTTATTAGAGCCGATCGGAAGACGATCTAGACCACTGACGTTATAGAACAGAGTGTCACCAAGGGTAGTCAACCCAAGATTAGCAGTTGTGCCTTGAGCAACTAGCTGCCAGTAGACGTTAGAGCTTGGTGTTGGCGCGTTATTGACATTGTTATAACCAGCAGACACATAAGAAGAACCACCATAGCTTACAACGTCGCCAGTCTGGTATGACGTTGCATTTGCCCAAGCATTGTTCCACTTGAATCCAGAATTTAATGCAGTCCAGTAAGTGCCATTCGAAGGAGCAGTACCAGATGAAGCATCCTGAATACAGATATATGAATAACCGCTATACGTTACAACCTGTCCAACTTTGTAAGCTGTAGCGCCTGACCACGCACCTTGAAAAGAGAAGCCAGAAACCAGAGCAGTCCAGTAAGTTGCATTTGTTGGTGTGTTACCAATAGTATCCTGAATGGCAATGTATGAGTTACCACCATACGTTACGATATCACCTTTATTATAGGTGGTACCAGCAGAGTATGTTGATCTGAACTGATTGCCGGGATTTAGTTGTTGCCAATAAGAACCAGCCGTTGAAGGATTTTGATTGGTTCCGTCCTGTAGAGCAACGTAGCTATAAGCACCATAAGTTACAATATCTCCAAGTTTATAGCCAGTTCCGCTAGACCAAGTACCAATAAACTTAGTACCAGCAGCAACTTGAGTCCAGTAAGAAGAAGCTGGAGCTGGAACTTGTCCAGTGCTATCCTGAGATGCTACGTAGCTGTAAGCACCATAGATTACCGTATCACCGATTTTATATGCAGTACCACTAGACCATGCACCACGAGGATTATAACCGGTAGTTACAACGCTCCAGTAAGTAGCATTTGTTGGTAGGTTACCTAGAGTGTCTGTCTTAGCTGCATAAACATAACCACCGTATGTTACTACGTCGCCGATGGTATACTGAGTGGAATTATTGTAGCTGTTTAGGAACTCAAGACCGTTGACGAATACAGTGAAGTTTGATTCTGTGCTTTGGAATGTTGAACCAGAAGTGTGACCAGCAGTACAAATCCAGATGTCAGGTCCATACTTTACAAGGTCGTTTACCTTATAGTATACTCCGTTCGACCAGGCACCCTTGTACTGAATACCGTCAGAGATCAGATTCCAGTTAGCGGAATCAGAATAAAAACCACCCGAAGCAGAAGCATTTGATGTGTGATTGGTGACACAAACATACGTACGTCCACCGTAAGTTACGATGTCGTCTTTGATGTAGGCAAATGTGGTTGTCCAGTTACCTTGGTAAGTAAATTTTAGTCTGCCTAGTACAAAATCGACCATTTAATGTCCCCGAATCTTTATTATTTTTTATTATTTAGGAATAAGAATAATCAGCGCCGTAGCGAGCAACCAAAAATCCTCGAGAATTTAAATAATAATTCAGTTGTTGATTATCAAATCTAACTTGCTCATATTTTCTATTCACTGTGTTTGTCAATGCTTCTTCCATACGAATAATTCCGAAACACCCAATATCATTTCCAGAAGCATAGTAAAGCTGTTTCGGCGCATCAACAGGAACTGTAAAAATCAAAGGATTTGATGTTGATGTATTTGCATCTGGAGTTTGAGCGCTAACATTTGCCGATCTAGAAAATTCCACGCCATACAAATATTCGTTCGTATAAGAATTGCCGCTCGGAACGGTTGAGATGAAAATTGGATGACCGATAGTAGAACTGTCTTCCGTTACGAACTTATAGGTGGAACCTTTAGTCAAATACAATACCGGACTTGTATCACCATTAATAGTATACTGAGTATTGCCGCCAACTGAAGTTACTCTAACAAGAAAAGTATTTGTAATAACATTTTTTTCACCGACTTGATCACTTGTAATCTTGTCTAGATTATGCATAGCATTGCTTAAAGTGTAACCGTTAATGAATTCTTCCATACCATTATATGCAAAACCTTTACCAGTCATATTTGTCATATTGACTGTTTCAGCGGTATTAGACCACAAAACCTTTGTATATGTTAGTAAACCATTTGCATCGCGCGAAAGAGCATGCATAGCAAACTCTGATGGTGCAGCAGCCGCGGCTATAGCAGAAGTATTTTGGTATAAATTTGAAAGCTTTAACATTTACATTAATTCCGTAAATATATCCATTCTATTTATACTTTTTTATCATACAGTAAACACTTTCCATGTCGACCCGGTATAAACGAATTCAGCAATTGTATCTGTCATATCAAATGATAAATCGTTTGAAGTATCACCAATTGTCGACCCGTTTCTTAAAATTACAGCCGGATTTGTTAGTTTACTCCCACCACCATCGGCAATTGACAATCTTTGTCCTACACTAGGAGATGCAGGCAAAGTAAGATAAATTGAACCATTACTTGTATCCGCAAGAAATGATCTATACGGAGTCAATGTTGTATTTGATGTTAATTTAACATATGGACCACCACCACCATAACCCCAGTACATACCAGAACCATTGCTGGTGAGGACTTGACCATTCGAACCAAAGCTACCATTAGCAACAATAACAGACGTATTACCTAGAACAATATTTGCGGTGTTGGTACTGATTGAAGTTGAATTGATCGTTACATTACTAACAGACAATGTTCCTGTTGTCTTATTATAGGTAAAGTTATTTGAACCGCCAAGTAAGGACGAATCATTGAACTGTATGTTTGTATTGGATCCGCCATTGGCTATAGCAACAACCCACTGGAAGTTTCTGTAAATGTAAAGAGTTAAAGTATTACTATTCCACCAAAGGTCGCCGTCATTTGGGGGAGGTGATGATGGAGCTATACTGCTTATTTGTACCGAGGCTTTTGCAGCAGAAGTTGCCCAATAAACCGAACTTCCATTACTGGTAAGAACCTGACCAGCAGCACCAGAATCACCGTTTGCATAAAAACCACCGGAACCAAAAGTCAGATTCCCGGTTATTGAAATATTTGATACATTAGAACTAAGTTCAAATACAGAACTGCCGTTGGAAGTGTATACTTTCTTATCAGCTAGATTGACACCTAGTTCACCTAGATCAAGATCTAGGGTTGTGGGTATTACACCACTTATTAAACTTCGTTTGACTTTAAACTTGGTTGCCATCAGTCCACTCTGAGTCGCTAGGCGTCAGTTTCTTTTTATTGTTTTTAATAGTGCTGAGTTTTGATAGTTTACTATTAGCTTCTTCCAAAGCTCCACTTACTTTATTGTAGTTTTCTTTCATTTGATCCATATCTTTTTGATAAGTTTCAACTTTGGTACTAAGCTTGTTTACTGTTACAGATTTATTTGCAAGTTCATTTTCTACTGTTTTATATTTGTTTTGAAAATCTGTTAGATACACTATTCTTTCTTCAGCTTCGTCAAGTTTTTTCTTTAATCCATCTCTATCATTGGTAATCGACTGCAAACCATTTACAGCTTGATTAATTGCAGTATTCAGTTGTCTTACTTGTTCTTCCAATTCTGAAATGGTGGCATTACGTTCGTTAAGAGCCATTTCCAATACAGTTGATTTTGTATCAGCCTGTAGTAGTCTACGCATTTGTTCAAGAAAAAGTGATTCTTGTTTCTTTATATACGTTTCAACAAAAAAGTCATTATCAGTTTCACTCATAATATAAATTCTCCTTTAGAATGTTCCACCATCAAGTATGTTATAAACTAGAGCAGTTCCATTTGACTGTAATACATAACCTGAAGTTCCTAGAGCCAATTGAGTAAATCCATTAGTGGAATTACCAACCAGAATAGCATTATTTGTAACTGTGTTTATTCCAGTACCACCACTATTTGCCATCAGCGGTGATGATATTGAAATTGAGTTAGCGATGATTGCTACATTAACCGTAGAGTTTGCAGTTACAACAACTGATGTTGCATTTGTTGTTATACCACTGGAATTCAGATATGCCCATACTGAAGACAGTTTGAAAGATGGGTCGTTGATATCAACAACATTGCTGCCAGGTTCTGTTGTATAGTTTTTAAACAGATAATAAGCATCCGTAGCAGCATGTCTAATAACACCAGTATGTCTATCTGTAGTTCCATCATAATAGTGACCGACGAAACCAATGTCTACTAGATCTGAAGTATGATTATTAGAAGCTAGAATAATCAGAGGATCCGAAATGATTACCGAGCTAACGTTTGTGGTTACAAGGTTACCAGTGACAAAAATATCACCACCGACTTCTAGATTACCTTCAATATAACCGCGAGTGGCATGAACGTTTGCAGCCCAAACATAATTCCAGCGCTGACCTGATTGACCGATATCGTAGGCAACGTTCGCCGCTGGATTAAAATTTGTATTGGCTCTACCAATAAAACTTATATTGTCAACAATATTATTACCAAGAACAACGTTACCTGTGGCACTGATTGAATCAAATGTAACACTATCGGTAACAGCAACAGGCTGACCAATATAAACACCGGAAGAGTTAACAGTGACACCAGTCCCTGGATTTACAAATACACCGCTTGAATTGGCAATAATACCATTGTTTGCAAGAACTGATAGGGTACCGGTTGTGGTGATGGTACCACCAATAAGACCATTACCTGTAGCAACCGAAGAAACTCTATCACCCCAATAAGCAGAAGAAGCATTAGAAAGCAGTACCTGACCAGCTGTTCCGATACTACCATTAGCTTGCAACCCAACACTTGAACCGATTACGACTTTGGTTGAATTTGCAACAAAATTTGAACCGACAGAGAATGATGAAGCATTTACACTATTAGCAACAAAAACACCTGTGGCATTAACAACAAAATTACTACCAAGAGATACTGAAGAAGCATTGACAGTACCAGTCAGGAATGCGCCAGTGCTGTTGGCTACAAAACTTGAACCGACGGTATAAACAGCTGCGTTTACAGTATTAGAATTGATATTAACTGTTGCTAGGGTAGCAGTTGCTTGGTCAAATGTCAGATTTGCGTTAGCCCCAAGAGCACCGCTATTATTAAACTGAACTTGTGTATTCGAACCGACAACACCGGGTAGAGGAGTATTCCAGTAAATTCCACCAGTTGAATTGGATGTTATAACTTGTCCGTTAGTACCAAAAGCACCGTTAGCATAAACTTTGGTTGCAACAAGATTTGCCGCTCTGATTTCGTTAAGATATCCAGTTGTATTTGCTACAAGTGCCTGATTTGCAGTTAGGAATCCAGGAACCCTTACGCCACCAATCGCAACAATACTACCATTTGGACTACCAATATAAAGAACATCACCATTCGATGTATAGGCGAGCTCGCCATTAGCTAAAGATCCTGGAGTACTAGCGGTGGTACTACGTTTGATCTGAATTAAATTTGCCACTTAAAAATTTCCCCCGTCTAGATCCATTTGTCTAACGACATATTTATTATTTGTTGTATTGAACACCAGCGTGCTATTATTTGCCGGAGGAACTTGTGAAAGCTGAACATCAGTAATAGAAGCCACGGTAACATTGGATACAAGATTTGATGCGTAGGCTATTGCATTTGCATACGTTGTGGCGTCATTCGCCAGCATAGCAGAAGTATTTGAAAACTTTGTAAGGTCGGAAATAGCCGAAGCAGTAACAACAGGGACACTAGCCGGCATCGTCAGAAGTGAGCCGTTCTGATTGACTACTTTAACCTTATATTGATTGGTAGTTACAGATTTGACTACGAAAGACATATTACCTCGTCACTTGTGGAGTAACAGTTACAATTCCTTCAACGATACGAGAACGAATGCCGGATTGACTTTCGACCTCAACATCATAAACATAACGACCGGCAACAATACTACTAGTTGTTGCTGCATTCATGGAAAGAGTGACTAAACCAGTATTATTTAAAATTACATCAAACGTATAAGAATTTGAAGAAGAATACGATTTTCTAATTTGTGAGTTGGCTGTAAACCCAGTAAAGTCAATTGGTTCATCAATTGCATCATGAATTGTATACGTTGTATTGAACGTAGCACCTTGATCAATTACAATGTTTACTTTGGCTGCCATTTTAACCTCTTATGGAACGATGGAAGTTCTGATGAATTTAGCCACAACGTTTGCTGTCGTTGGAGTTAGCTGTAAAGCAATATTACCACCACTAATAACTGCATCAAAAGTACCAAGAGAAACACTATTGAATAAGGTCTGATATTCTGTTATGTATGGTGTTGTTCCATCATGAAGAATAATAAGTTTTGTCATATGATAATATGGTGTCGGCGTTACAGTCGTATCCGAAAGTTGAACCGTATATTCAAAAGAACGATATGATGAAGTCAAGACGACATCTATATTTGCGGCCGCAGTACTATTATTAAATGTATAAGTATTTGCATATTTATGCGCTATCGAATTAAGTAATAATATTCCAGTTGTAGAAATATTTGAGGATATCACATAGTTAAAATAACCGTAAAGCCAGGATGAACTAGAATTACCAATATTATAATAATTACTTGATGCCGGAACTATATTACCTGCGGCTGTTCCGGAATAAGTTAAACTCCCTGAAACCGCAAGACTTCCACCAACCGCCATATTACCGATTACGTTTGCATTACCACCAACACCTAAATTTCCTGTCACGTTTGCCGTTGACTGAAGATTTACTGCTCCTACAACGCTTAAAGTATTAGAAAGATATACATTTCCAACGATTGTGGTATTCGAAGTATTTGCAACTATTTGTGTACCGTTAACAGCAAAAACATTATAAACACTATTTGCTTTTAATATTGTATTACCTGTAATAGTTGTATTACCAGTGGCATTTAATGTACCAGAAGTTACATTTGTAACACTTGCATTAATATTTAAGTAATTGCCACCGATAGTCGTATTACCACCGGTGGCTATAATATAAATTGAATTGGTTGTAATTACTACGTTTGAATATATTGAATTTGCATTAAATGATACTAAATTTGAACTTGCATAAGTAAAAGCAGTATTTGTAATTAAATTAAGTGTATTGCCGGTAGCTAAAGTCCCACCAGCAATACCCGTATAAGCAACTAGGGTGTTTGCGCCAAAATAACCATTTACATATGCGTTTCCGGTTGATAAAGATCCGGCTGAAGAAGTGTCAACAGTAACTGTATTCTGAGATACAATAGTGGCAAGTGTATTTGTTTTCGATAACCAAGAACCGAAGGTATCGGTATTTGATACGTTAGCTACTGCAATAGTCATATTTTATTTCTGCCCTATCAGTTGTCTTAATAAAGACTTAATTTCTTCTACATCATTCTTAAGCTGATCATTTTCTTTAAATAACTTTTGCAATTTAATTTTCTCTTCGCGATCCTGCTTGTATTTATCAAGCTCTTTTGAGTTAGTATTTAAAACCGCTTTGCTGTCTTTTAACCTAACAAGATCCTTATTATCTTTTACTTTTAAAATTTCAGTCATAAGTTTATACTTGTAAAGCCAGACAACGCATATCTGCCATTCTAGGAATAATCTGAGTTGTATTGGAAATCAGAACAATCTTAGTCGCAAAAGTTTTAAATGTTTCATATACACCATCATTCAAAGTAGTATATCGAATGATGTTGTTATTATTAGCATATTTAAACGCACCGTATTGAGACTCAAGACCTGGGATCACTCCAACCGTAGCATTAGCAGACGCTATTGACAAGTTAGAAGATACGGTCAATACAGTGGAATTAGGTATTGCTACAACTTGTCTAACATTAAATCCAATTGTATTGGAAGAAGTATTAGCAGCCACATAAACAAATCCACCGGCGGTAAATGCGGCAGTTGAACTTACCGTAATATTTGCCGAAGTTGTATTCACCGAGGCACTATTGGCAATAATCATAAGTGAAGTTGGTAGATCATAAATCAACTCGACGAAGTCATCTTTATTTACAAGACTGCTGGTAAGGGTAGGATCCGACAATTCAGCCATAGCGGACCAATCTTTACTTGTAATGCTATCTGCATCAGCACCAGCCAAGAATTTACCATAGACTTTAAAGTTACTGCCAGTAGGTCTATATGCGGTGATATAACAAATCATATCTTCCGCGTCTTGTTGATCCGCAAGAATAACGTTTTTTGAAACATATCTAGAAGCATATTTTTGAGCATAACCACTGACTTCACCAAACGCAGTCACACCAGTAATATTAGCTGATATTGATTGTGTTGTGTTGTATACTGTGGTATTTGATGAAACAAATTTAGCCACCGAAGAAACATTAGAAGAAGTTACATTGACTACATAAATTGTGCTTGAATTAGATGAGAACACAGTGGCACTAGCAGTAACAGTTGAATTGGCTTGCTGAATATTATCACCGGCATAAAAATTACCGTTTGTATTACTGTAAGCAATTCTGTATCCAGATAGATCAGATTGCTTACAAATAACATTATCAGTTAATGTTGCAAGATTACGAATCGTATCAATATATGGGCTAATCTTTGTATTAGAACTACTTAAGGATGCAGAAACAGACAGTGATCTATTGCCGCTCAAATATGCATATTCATTACTTCTGGACACCAGCATTCTAGGTTTATCAATGAATTCATATGGTATATCACTATCAACAGTTATGTAAGAAGAATCCACATTTCTGCTGGTATCAGTCCCTTCAAATCCCCAAGCTATATCGGTTTGATTTGGGTATATATTTGAAATTTGACTTGTTATACTTTGGTAATTCGTATCAACAATTTTGTTAATCTGTGCGGAAGCACCTGATGAAACACCAATAAGAATTTGACCATTACTGTTAGTAAAATTTTGCGATGAATTGGCAGAAACAGCATAGATACTTAGAATACCATTATAACCAGGTGTAATCGCACTGAAATATCCTCTCAGATTTGCATCGGCTCTCACTCTACCAATGATAGCACTTGTATCTGAAAAGTTAATATTTGAATCTAAAGTCAAGGTTCTAGAAGTAGGTGAAATGGATGTAATTCTTTTAACATTTACATTAGCACCTGTATTAGTCCCGACATAGATGTAATTGTTTACCGTAAAGTCCGTAATTGTAGTTGAATTTGCATTCGGTACAGTGATAACGTTACAAGCGGAGGTTGTAACAACAGTTTGATTTGCAAATGACGGGGCGGTAGCAACAAGATTTGATGTATAACTTCTTAATGTATTGATTGTATCAAAAGCTCCGTAAGTATTACTCATAACAACCGCTGTTGTATTTGCAAATATAACATTTCCGTATGCCGTGGCTTGTGAAAGATTAGCAGTAACAGTTCCGGCAGGCTGAAATACAGTTTCCCCAACGGTAAAAGTATTAGAACCACTTATTGTCAACGAAGATATTTGTAAAGAGTTGTTGGAAACAACAATTTGTTCACCTCTAGAAAATATACCAATATGTTTGTTGGTAGAGAATCTATCAATTGCAGAGTTTTTAAATACTGCAGTTGCTGAAGAAGCGGTAAACAATGCTGTATAAAGATTATATTTCATACTTTCGCTTTGAATCGGAGTAAAATTTAAATCATTTGATGATATAAACAAAGAACCGAGCTGATTATTAGTAAAAATTGGAGTATTAGTTACAATATCAGTTCCGTTAAGTGCACCAATCCAAACATTGTAATCTGGATTACCCCCGATAGGAACAACAACCAAAGCGTATTGTTCATTGGTTCTTAAAACTACAGGTGTATCAAAAGTAAACGTTGTACTTACCGAAGAGTCTTGGCTTGTATTAACTTGTGATGTATAAAGAGTTTTGGAACCATATGGCACCACTTTGCTTGAAGGAAAACCGTTAACAGTTTCTCTTATTTGTAGCTCAACACCAAAAGTAGACGATTTGCTTTGGAAAAACAAATCTACTTTTGTTAAGAAAACAGCATCAACACCTTTGTCAGGTTCATTTACAATAAAAGTTTGAGCAATTGGCTTCGTCATTTACTTTTTGTTCCGTTTTAAATATTTATATATACATACAAATTTTGATTAATCGGTACCACCACTACTACCACCATCACCACCAGCATCTCCTCCAGCGCCATCACTAGAATCACCGTCAGAACTACTAGCGGCCGCATCCGCTCCTGGACCAGGTCCGGCCGCGCCAGAGTCACTTTCACCACCGTTACCAGGTGAACCCATATCAACGGTTCCGCCAGTATAGTCATTTGGTGGTGCATAATAACCAATATCCGGTACAGTATTATCTATGGGAGTAGTTGGCGGTTGAGTGGTATCGGTTGATGCTATTGAAGTATTACCTGTTGGTGGCTGCGACCCGCCACCCGGCGGGGTTTGGGCTGTCAGCACTGGCAACGCCACTTTCCATTCATTTGTGGTTGTAGAATTCTGATATATTGTTTGAGTATCTGAAACTTCTTGTGTAACAATTTGAGCCGATCTTATTGTCAACAATGATTTTTGTTTTTGCACAGAAAGAGCAGAACAAAATAAACTATATGTAGCTTGAGTAGTTACGGCACTTTCGCCTTGAGCTAGATTTGAAATATCAGTTAGTTTAAATTCTAATTGACCACTTTTAAATACATTAGCCGGCACTTTAAAGATACCATAGACATTACCGTAACTATCACTAGTTATTTGTCCACCCCAGTTATTAGTGTGTGAATAAACAGTTCCATCATAAGCAATATAAGTATAAGCACCGGCTGTTGTTATATAATTACCGCCCGTTTGTGCCCAAGATCCAGCATACGGAATCAGATTTAGACAATAATTACTTACGTTAACACTATCAAAATATACATAAAGATTTGTATTTGGTTTCATACCTTTAGCGGTAAAATATACATCTCTAGATGGTACAAATGTTTGTATTGAAACATCTGTGACATAATCACCATTATCAATTGTAGTTTCAGTAGGCTGTGTCGTAAAAGTTCTACCGACACGAGTTTGTTGTTGAGCCAATGTTGACGTGGTTGTGGTTGCAAAAGTTCGCGAATCCTGAGAACTGGCAGTTAAATTTGTTTGACTGTTTTGACCAACAAGAGAAGGATTTCCAGCATCGGTCCAATTGCCCCATTCAGTCCCAAGTCTACTACTTGATCCTCCGCCAACAAAGTTGGTATAATTATCAATAGTTGAATTAATTAACGGACGCTGTAAAAGATCCGGAGCTGTAATGCCGGGGGGATTTAAAATAAGTGTTCCGCGATAATTATATATATTGCCTTCGATACAGTTTCTATACTTGGAAGCAAATTTTTGACTCTGATTTAAGTTATTTGCGGTATAAGGTAGAAGAATTAAGTCGCCAGTTTTAACAGCTGTTGATGATACCGAATCAAACTGAAGATCGGCTGTCATCTGATTAAATACTGGTCTGGCTTCCGTGGTATTTCTGTCGATTGAAATATTATAGCTTTTATCATTTGTATTACCGATCGAATGATCTCTGAAAGGATCAACCAAAATACCGTTTTTAAAACGATTTTGTCCTGTCGCATCACTACGAACCAATAAGGAATTTGTCGATTGTTCCAAGAGTGTTAAAGAAGTATAATACTCAAGTCTTTCAATTCTCTTTGAAAGTTTATTAATATCCGCCATAGTGTAGCGTTTTGTCTGAAGCAGACTAGTTTGAATAGAATAATCATAACGATTATATGTTTTAGCTTCAGTTGGAGTGAGAGAAGGATACGGTGTCACTGTAGCAAAACCAATAGTCATGGTACCAGGAATTTCGTTCGGCGGAACAAGCGCCAACAAAGATTCACCCTCAGTCACAAGAATTTCACCGGCTGTTGTTAAAGCAATTCTGTCTTTTCTCGGTAAGTAATATTGAACAACGGACTGATAATTTGTATCAGGTGAGACAAGATAAGCTCCACCGGATCCATATGTTTGCAGAGTAAGAGTATTTGAAGGATTAACTGTTGCGGATACAATTGTAGCATTAGCTACGGCTGTATTTACAGCGTATGGTCTAAAGTCAATACTATCTCTAAGATCAACCGCAGTACCAATCGTTGAAGTATATTGTGGTATCTGATATGTCTGAATTGCGGAAGTGTTTGATGTATTAGCATCGTCGATCGGATACGAAGCGGCTGTAAAGAATCCAACACCTTGAGAAGGAGATGCAACAAAATTATCTACTGAAACAAGCAGTGTTGCATTTGGTGCGATTGGTCTTCCAGAAGAAATATATGCAAGACCGTAATATGAATCTTGTTGACCATTATTTAAACCAAAAGAACCCGTAATATTAAGATTTGTATTGGCATAAGTTCCACCAGTTTCATCAATATAAACGGCATTTAATCTGCGAACATCTGGAATACCAAGACACCAAGGCCCTGTAACTCCACCAGCGTTGGTATTTGCTTGAATCTTGATATAGGTTGACTTTTTTATTTGCTTAGCGATAGGTACTGTACTTGATCGTAAAGTATTGAAATATACTGATGCCGTAAAATCAGCATTACTTGACTCACCTAAAGCAACATTGGCTGTGGTGCCTGAAGTAATATTAATTGTTCTTGAAAGAGAAGCAAAATTAATAGGAACACCGGCCGGCCAGGTCTTTTGATGCGTAAGACCGGAAGATGTGAAAGCAAATACGGAATCAACAGTCATTGAAATATCACTTGTAACAGCTACAATTCTTTTTGTAGCTGTATTACAATAAAAATAATCACCGACTTGATATTGTGATACGAATAAAGTAGAGGATCCCACAACATTTGTAGATGATGTATTGACCGATACAGTCCCTGCTTTAGTTGTGCTATATCCATTTGCAGAAGGTATTATAATAAATGATGTTTCGGCAGATTGTGATAAGGTTCCAGTACCATAATTAAATGACTCGGTACCTGTACCTACAACGGCGGGTATTGTAAGAGCCAAAGATCCACTTACAGCAACAAAACTTGAATTGACTCTATTTCTATAAACGTATTGAGCTGTTGTTGAGAATCCTTCAGGTCTAATAGCATTTTGTCCGAATGGATAAACCATCAATTCTGCATTTGAAGCTTGTATTTTAGCAACGTTAACACCGTTGAAGTCTTTATCGAGAATAATATCAGCTACTGCCAATAAACTACCATTTGAATAAATTATGCTTCGTACATCGGAAATCTTTTGACCTGGTAGCATTTGAATATTGAATACGTAGATTTCATATACAGCATCAACACCTGGAGTGCCTGATGCATAACCAACACCACGAATATAAGCAGTACCGATTTTTGTAGTGGCGGAATATGAAGTATTTAGAAATGTTTTTCCTGAAATAGCTGTTTTTGCCACACTATGTAGATCGACTTGGGTCGCATTTTTGTTGTTAAAATCCCCACAAAATTCATTTACATTTAGATAATAACCAAATGTGGCTGTTACAATCTGATTGTTAACAGTTGCATAGTCAAGACCTTTTCTCAGATCAGCGGTATTATTATTGATAAACTCAACTCTGTATCCCTTTACATAACCAATACCTGGTGATGCAACAATACTATTATATGTGGTATTTGCAGCACCATTTGAAATTTTCTTGGTTGTGCTCAGTAGAAACGGATTGACAATGTAATCGCCGTTTGTTTCATACGTTCTGCGGGCTGTATCTTTAGACAAGGCCGCATATTGCGGATCATTCTTAATTGAAACCGGCAGACCATTCTTGAAGTCACAAAGTGAAAAGAATGAAGTGGTATTTGATACGGTATTAGATGCTCTTGTAACCAGAGTAGGAACAAGTTTCAAACGATGTGCACCAGGAGCATCATAATTTGGAGAACCGGCAGCATTATCAAGAAGTGATGTATCAATCTCAGGAGTAACAATTTCTTCTACTGCATCGAACCCAACGGAAATATTATCGGGGACATTATTGTATTTTGATACAACCAAAGTTTGAGGCTGAACTCTAATAAAGAAACCTTTCTTGAAGATTACACCTTCAGTTGTGGTAAATCCATATCCTTGACCTGTTGAATTGGAAACTGTAGCAACAACAACATTTCCAATATTCACATTTGAAGAAGTTTGAATTTGAATTACTTCACTATTTGCAAATACACTTTGCTGAGAACCATTTGCAAATGTACTAGAATTCAAATACTTTAAATAAAGAGTGTTTAAATCTGGATCAGAAGATTCATAACCACCTAATGCATTTACAACTTTTGCTTGTAACCCGTTATTATTAATAGCAATTTTACCAACAAAATCATTTATATTTGAAATAGCAGAATTATTAGCATAATTATCTTTAATCTTTACATAGTTGTAAGCATTATCAAACGTAAATCCACAACCCTCAACAACAGAACCTTCTTTAAAAATATGACGGCCAAATTTATCAATCTGATCTTGCAAAATAGTTTGCATCTGATTGAGTTCTCGTGCTTGAACGGCAGCCGCTGGGCGATATAATACACGATAAAAATTCTTCGTTACATCATAATCATCGAAGTAAGGCTTACGTGAAAGGTCTGTATCTAGTGCCATTCTATCCTCTTAAAACTTTATAATCAGTTTGACTTCTTCTTTAGAAGTTGTTGAACGAGTAACTGGTGTAAAACTTTCCACGTAAATCATTTTTCCTGAATCTCTAACCAAATCGGGATTTGTAATTAACAGATAATTATTACAAGTACCTGAAGCCCCTGAAGTCTGACCAATGATAGCATTTGAACCAGCTTGAAAATTATTTACGTCTGAAACATCGCTCAAAATTAAAACAGGATAAACAGAAGAAATAGTTGCTGTAGATCCTAATCCATTATTTATAGTGTGGGTTGGACCGAAAGATAAACTTTGACTTACAGCGGTCAATTTTATATAAGTAGAGTTTGCAAAAATACAAATACCATTAGCACCTGTTGTAGTATCGGTTACAGTCTGCCCAATTGCAACTGTTCCACTCATAGAGGAAACCAATAGATCTTTTTCATCGCTATTTGAAATAATTCTACCGCTTGCAAGTGAAATCTCTTGTTGAACATATTCATTATTGGAAAATGCTCCGGTATTAGCCGTGAGAGTAATTCTTCCGGTTTGATTAAAATGAATACCAAAACTAGAAGATACATCGGTTGTACCGTTAGCAGTATAGATACTGGAAACAGTAGCATAAGCATTTACAACACTATCATACATAATATCTCCGGCGACAAACTGACCGACAACATTACTCATGAAATATACACTATTGTTTACTATTGAGGTTACTATGCCGATCGACCCTGAATTGGACTCAGTAATAATTTCTGCAGAATTACCTACAGGAAAATAAATTGTATTGGCCGCATTTACATTTGCTGTTGAATTAGAATAATATCCATAGATTGTATTTGAGATATTAAATGTTCCCTTAACACTTTTTAGTTGAAGGAACGAAGAGTTACCATAAACAACAACGCCAGCAGCATTGGTTGATGATTGTAGAACAACTTCGCCTGCTGTCCATCCACCACCTGTAGAAGAATAACTTGAAGTATTAAGAGTAAAGTTTGTCCTATCAAAATTTGTAAGAGTTACTTTAATGTCTTTAAATTGTGGATCTTGAAGAATACCAACTTTTCTATAAGAACCATAACCTAGTATTTTATAACTTTCATTTGTTATGGTATCAAATACAGCATCAACACCAACATATCTACCACCAAGTTCAGTTACGGCATCATATCCATGACCATATACAGGAGATATAATTGCTCTGGCTTGCGCACCAATACCATAATTTGTATTTGCATAAATTGAAACATTTGCTTGTGTAAACCCCGTACCTGGATTTACTATATTAATACCAACAATATTATAACTTGAATTAGCCGATGTATTGACAACAGCAATTGCAACAACGTTGGAGCCGTCACCTGTCACTTTTACAGTAGGTCCAATCTGATATTCTGTTTGATCATTTGGTAATGATATTTTAGCAATCAAAGTTGCATTACCACTTGAAGTACCGTTTGCTGTAGTTCTAAATGTTACAGGATAACCAAGTTTAAATTCACCGTAAGGATTACTAATGGTAATATTAGGATTACTTTGAACCGACATAATTTGGGATTTTTGTAAAGAAGATTCACCACTTACATAAAACTGATTCCCGCCACTATTAGCTTGCCATGTTCCGGCCACACTCGATAAGATAACAGTTGAAGAATTGGAAAAAGCTACAACAGCATTTGCGCCTTGGTTTACCAAACTGACATCTGTCATATCAACTTTCTCACCTACAGAGAAGTAAATTCCAGATAATGATGAATTTGTAATTGCTATCTGAACAGATGTTAGATTGGTATTCGATATATATCCGTTTGATCCAGAAATCACAATTGATGTAGGTTCGGCGACAACCGGCATTTTATAATGAGAGTTTGCAGAAGCTGAGAAAGAATTATTAAAAGGCTGGCTGACGATAAGAGCAGTCGTGTTTACAGTGTTAACAACTCTACGGATATTACTAGTAGTGTTTGCACCGATACGAATGTATTCATTATTAGAATAACCATTGGCTGAGTCGTTAAGTTGTGTTCCAGAACCAAAGATGATCTGATTATCACAGTACATAACAGCCGAAGCTGTTTGTCCTCGAAAGCTGTGACCTGTTTGGTTCGCACCTTTTGTTAGAGCAATACGTGAACCGACAGCAGTTGCTTTCAAAGCAATAACTGTGGAATTAGCAAAGTCAACATAATAAGTTGTACCAGATGTAAGCCCACCAATAGCAGTATTACCAGTTGCTACTGTATAAGTTATCAGATCGTTGGCGGTATAAAAAGCTGTCGCAGAAGTTACGTTTGCGACCAAATAAGTTACGTTCGTATTACCAGCAGCTGTTCCGCCGGTTGCGTTAGTGATAGCTATATTTGATACTGGAATAGTTCCAGATAAAGCAAAACCTGCGCCAGTATTCGCGATTGTAAACGTGAGACTACCACCTGTTGAGTTTGTCGTAAAAGTGACGGTGGCGTTGGTTGTTGCCGATTTAACTGTTATGATATCGTTATTGTTATACCCAAGAGCGGTTCCTCCGGACAAAGAAATATTGTCCAAACGAGTAAGATTGATAACGTTATTTGAACCACTGCCAGTTCCAGCAGTCACTGCAGTATTAGAGTTGAATGTCTGTGCAGTAGGAGCCGATATTGTAAGCAAAGGAGCTACAAAATAAGAATTACCTGCTGTGGTAATATTGATAGCTGAAATCTTACCAGTGCTATTGGCTTGAGCATTAGCAACAGCACCGGTTCCAGTTCCATTTGCTGTAATCGTCACTGTAGCATTTGCTGTATAACCGGAACCATTTGATGTAATAAAAGCAATATTACAAGCCCCGACATTACCCACAGATACAGTACCAGTTTTTAAAGTTCCGGAATATGCTGTATCGACGATAGGTAGACCATTCTGAAAAATTGTATTTGCTACGTATCTTGTTATTTGTATAACAGAGGTATTCACCGCCAATACTTTACCAGAAGCACCAGTATCGGACTGTGTTACAGTTCCACCAGTATTAAAATAACCTTGAGTATACAGATAGTTTATAATATCATAAGGTTGTTCTACATAATAGCCGGTAGTAACAGTTCCTGATATATTAGCAAGATCTAGTCTTGTATAAGTGTCGAACGGTTCATTAACAACAATTTGTTTGGAAGTTCCGTTTGATCCAGCAATCTCTCGAATCTGACCAGCACCAAATCCTGATTTCAGATAGATGGAAGAGTTTACATAATAGTCATCTGTATTTGATGCTGTTAATGGAAGCTGAACGACATATTTGTTAACCATCCCACCAATGTAACCTGTTTCATAAACAAAATAACTATTTCCACCATCGATGATTTTAATGACATCGATGGAACCTGGAGTCGTGTTACCTTGAACAGCAGCATTAGTACTAACAGGGATATAATTTGCTGTAGTAAACTTAGTATTGGAAGCGGAGTCAATAGTATACATATACCTCCAAACGTAACCGTCTCCAGTTTTAAACGTACCAGAAGTAGAAGTTAGCGTTGGTTTGACGTAAGAAACCACACCGCCGTTATTATCAATACACTTATATACTTCATATTTGTCTGTGACAACATAAAATTGTTTGTTATAAAGATCACCATCGTCCTGGTCATATATACTATATACAGTATTACCTGTCCAGTTATATCTGGGTATTAAATTATTAACATCCGAGTATGTTAAAAGCTTACCATAAAGCATATCTTTATATAAGTATTGTTGAACTTGAGCAACGGAATTATTTGTGCTCAATATAGCTGTATCGTCATCACCTCCGGAACTATTAGCCCACGATTGAGGTTTGGAAGCAAACATATAATAGCCATTTCTTTTATTACGAATATCAGTAATAAAACCGTTTGCCTGATTTACATAATGATTAATTGTAAGTGTTGCCATCAGTTCGCCCAGATACCTTTTTTATTATTTATATAATTTTTACGATTGTGTCAGAGAGAAAAACTCCGGTTCTGATTCCTCGGTCGTAAGTTCATTTTTTAATCTAAAGCGACCGAATAAGGCAATCCCGGATGGATGAATTAAATCTTCCACAATTCCTTTATATACATTTAACATTCTATTGACCAAAATTTCATATGAAAAGTTTTGATAATAATAACTATCTTGAATTTTCATAATATCACTAACAAAGCCTTTATTGCTTTTCCAATAACCAGTGCCCTTGCCATCCGTATCGACTACAGCAGCACCCGTGACAACAACACCCTTATTTATTGGTGTTGTCAAGAAAACAGTATCACCAGGAGAGAATCCAAACCCTGAATCAATAAGTTCAACAGCTGTAGCAACACCTTGTGCATTAGCCACGGCAGAAGTTACAACAGCATTGTGTCCTTTAAACCCGCCAAATCCATCTGGAAATCCTTGACCTAAAACATTGGGTTCAATGATGTCTATATATGGGTTAGAAGAATAACCAACACCAGGATTAATTTGTGAAAGAAATGCAATTGTTCCAGCCTCAATTGTAACAAAAGATAAAGTATCTGATATTCTAGAATTTAAATTTGCCACAGGATTCTTAGGAAAATTCCAATTAACGCTTAAATTTGCATTTAAATAATTTGTTATGTAATCAGTATTAATATAAAGAATTTCTTTATTAACTAGACCGCCGATCTTAAATGTAGCATTAGCTCCACCGCCACCGATTACACTAAGAACAGTACCTGAAACACCATTTCCATTTGTTACACTATCACCCACATAAAAATTTAAATTATTGCTAAAATTAATCATTTGAACAAATGAACTATTTGAAAATGTAATAGTTCCGTTTGCAGTTGTATTGGAACTAGTTAATGTATCGCCTACAGAAAAAGCCCCAATGGTGCCTGAAACTACTAGATCCAAAGAGGTTGCAACTGTTATTACAGCGTTTAAACTGTAACCGCTACCGCCGTTAACAAGATTAAACTGAACTTTACCATTCTCATCTCTAATACCAGCAATTCTAGCTTTACCGGTAACGCCCGATCCTGAAATATCAACGATATCGCCTTTTTTAAATCCCAAACCACCATTTTCAATTGCTACCGCAGTCAATGATCCAAGAATAACAGGGGCGTTACTTAAAGTTATTTCTGGAACTGATTCTGAAAGAATTCTTTCACCATATTTGAATCTACCTTCTATTGACGATAGATAAAGAATATGCATAAAACGATTATTAACAATTTTCTGATTTACAGATTCAACAACAGCTTTTGCATTACGACTGCTATTATAAATTCGTTTACCAATTAATTTTTCTAAATACAAACTATCGGAAACTTCTATGTATCTAGGAACAGTCCAATCGCCATCAGAAGGTTTTAAAATAAATTCACCGGGAATATACAATTCAATTGATTCGTTAAAAACCATTCTGAATAATAATTCGTATGCACGCGGAGTTCCTTTCGATCTATAAAGATCAAGTATATGTTTAACCAATAATTTTTTATCGGCTAAAACTGTTTCTGGTATTGAGTTTAAATATGTGTTTCTGAAATACTGAATAAAGTTTGCTTCAGTTGTGTCAATATCACCATAATCAAGTAATGATCTAGAATGATATAATACTTGATCTGTGGATTCAAGCCACTCATAATATGCTTTTACAAAAGCAATAAAATTTGGGCCCTCATCTTTATAAAATAAAGGGAATTGCTGAGGTACAAAAGATGATACAAATTTTTCTATTCTAGACATCAAATTGGATTTACCTGGATCGAAAGATTTTGTAAATCAACTTGTATTAAATCGTTTCCTTTGGTTATAATATCTAGATTGTTAGGTGTAGCAAAAAACTGTATTGATGATGAATCAACAAAACCATTTACGGTAATTTTGTTTAAAGCAATTTTTCCTGTTGCATAATCTATCTGCCCTGCAACGCTATAGGTTTCTGTTTTGGATATGTTTTTTAAATATACATTTTTTGATTTGTTTACAGCATTTACTTGACCATTTGTAGATTGTACTGGGACTATAGTAATATTTAATGGGTTAAAATCGGTATATTGATAATTTTGGCCGTTACTGATAAACACAGTTGATGAAAAAGACCCTGGGGTAATTTCATTACGAAAATCAATATCAATATAGGAATCAGTATTAAGCTGAGGATTTATATTTTTTCTCAGTGAAACGTAAGTTTCGTTACTGCTAATACTTTTATCGGAATCGTTAATTGCCGCTTCCAATCTGGATAATTTAAATGTTGTATCAAAATTAATTAAGTTGTTTGAATTATAATTACTAATTGCGTTTGTTACTATATTCTTTATATCTGTTGGAGAATTAACGGTTACTTTTGGATTATAGTAAACATAAGAAGTTATAAGCAAATAAAGATAATCGGGATCAATCATTTTTGGTACTATACCTAGAGTACATTTATCCGCCAGAAAAGTTTCTATGTCTTGTTTTTCAAAATTTGATAAAGGTGCGCCTGAATATGTTGCGGCTGCAATATAAACTCTGCCATAATTAACTGACGTATTAATCGTTTCACCGCCATAAACATTTACTGCTTTAACATCTCTGTAATTCATCATTACAAGATTTTTAAAATCATTGGTTGTAATTGCTCTATCTTGTGTCTGATAATGTCTAGGAGCATTAAATCTAATTGACTCAATATCTTCTGCAGTAGATCCGCTTGATGCAACTTGAGTTATACTAATTGATGATGTTATTGAACCAATACCATTAATTGGACCAAGATTATCATCAAGAATAAAATTGGTGGAACCATCGGCACCGCCCGCGGAACTGATTCTATATGTTGAATATATGACGGAACCATTGAGAGGGTAGTTACCAAAAACTCTATCACCGAATACCAATTCATATTTGGTATCTTCTGTTGCTTGTATAAAATACACATTTGATGTTGGTGTCAGTCCGTATAGGTTTGTAGCTTGTGTATATAAAGTATTTGTTTGTCCACCATCTTGTGAAACAACGATCGTAAGACTGTCCGTATCTATATTATCGTTACTCATAATAAACCGTTGAGCTTCAACAGAAGTATCAACAACAAACGTATCTGTAATATAACTGCCGTCATATAAGTCAATTGCTGATGTAAATTTACCTGCTGATGGGTATAAAATATAAGACTGATTTGTAGTAAAAGTAAATGTATTACTACCACTTTTACCTGTAAATCTAGTACCAAATGGTATTTGGAATATTGATAAATTTGACTGAGGGAACGAAATGTTTATTGTTGCTTTAGATGATTTTGCTGATCTTGGAACATAATTCAATTCTTTTGACTTACTGATAACACTATTTCTCAATTGGGCAGAATCAAGAAATGATTCAGATACAGCCATGTTAGTATAAAAAGCATTCATGTGTGTATTATATGTCAGAATATCAAGCAATACAGACATATTTGAGCCGTCAAAATCATAATCAGCAAATTGTGATTGATTTTTGAGATAAGACTTTAATGTGGATTTTAATGTATCAAAGTCAAGATTTACAAGACTGATTGAATTATTTGCCATTCTTAACGTACTCGTCTAAGGATCAGATTTAAATTTTGTGGTGTAATGCTATTTATTATGGAAAAAATAAGATTTACCGCTAAACGATCTTCCTCTGGATAATTGTAAATTTGCACCGAAAGTAAATTTACTCTTGGTTCATGAAATCGTATAGAATTTGTTATTGCATTTCTTAAATTTTCTTGAAGAATAATATCATTTGGTTCAAAAAGGGCATGATTGACATCAGAACCAAAATTAGGATTAAATCTTCTTTCACCAAGATTTGTAAGAAGTATGTTTCTCAATGCTTGTTTTATTGACTGTTCATTCTTCAATCGAACCACATCTTTTGTGATTGGATGTGGTGTAAGATCATCAAGGAAATCTGAAAAGAGATCCGGTATTAATTTTGTTTGTGTAAAATTATCGGCTCTTGTTGACATTTTTTATCCTGATATGTTTGCTGGTGGTGTTATTTGTTCTTGAGTTACAGGTAATGTAGCTGGTATTAATCCAGCAAACGATAAAGGAAAGCCAATTAATTGAAGAAAACTACAAAATGTAAATGGTATATACGTCAATAGTGCACCGAGACCAATTCGATTGAAAAACTCTTTTACAAGTTTCATCCAATTCTCTATTAAGTATAGTGGCCACTTAACAACAAAATCTTTGGCAGCAGAGATCAATCTATTTATTGTAAGTTCAGCAGATTCCGTCACATCCTCATATGCACCACCTAATAAATCCAAAAGTGTAAATCCAAAAATATTTATTGACTTTAAAGTAGCAATTATCATTTTGTAATATTGTTCAATTGGTAAAAGTTTTGAAACAGATGCAATTGCATCTTCAATAATTGTTTCAATATCTAAAGTAACCAGGGCCACAAGTGAAGGCAAACCAAGAGATCTCCAAATTGAATTAAACATTCCGATTAATGTATTGAACGCCGCGTGTAATATGCCGGTAGCAATGTTTGTCATTTCCATCACAAACCAAGACCAAATTTCTTGTACTTGCATTTCTGGGGCTTCAAGACCGAATTCACCACTAAATGATTTCCCAAGTCTACCAACTACTGCAAGAGCACCATTTAGATTTTTTGTTATTCTTGATTTCACTTCCGCTCTATATTCGGCGTCTGTAAATAATTGCAGAATATTTACATTACCAAGAAATGGTACAGGGATTGTAACTAATCCATTGATAATTGATCCAATAATTTCCAAACATTTTGCTAGAACATAAAGTTTAAACTCATATACAATAGCTCTAGCTTTAATTTCCCATTCATATTCGGGCATTGATAAAGCACCAAAAACAGGTTTTGTTACTGAAATAGGAAAATTACCAAGTAAATCATCAATTGACTTTAATGTGATTCTAATTTGATCTGCTATTTCTTTATAACCAATTACGGTCAATATTGCTGGCAATGAAGCCATCTTTTTTAATGCTATAGCAAGATCGCCTGGCTTCGGTAAAAGAGTGTCTGGACAACCGACATCCTTAATTATATCAGAAGTGTTTATTGTCATAATTTATTATCCATTTAGAATAATCTTACTTGCGGTAACAATAGTTTTACCAACAGACGTTGAATTAACTTGGCCTTTAGAGTTGATAGTGACATCACCGGAAGATGGTTTTGTATCTCCAGCCGTTGTAAACGTAATTGATTCAGCATCAATAATGAAATTTTTACATTGGAATCTTATACTACCATCACTGACAATCTCAATATCACCATTGGAAGTTACAAACCAATTCCCAGATATTATTTCGGTTTTTGTATCTCCAATTCTTGTTACGGATTTACCAGTTATATCCTTAAATTCATTACCTTTGATTGTTGATGTATGTTTACCGCCGACTAAATCAGTCCTATCACCAACTACTTTTTCTATTAAATTGCCACCGGCTCCCAAAACAAAATTACCACCAGCTGCTGTATATCTATTGCCTGCAGTTTCTTCGCTTACGGAACCGTCTACATTGACATTCATTACACCTTTTACTTTTAAATCATAATGACCATCAACTGTAGTCGAAAAACCATCGCACATATAATAATATGATTTACCGACAGAGTTAACTACAGTTCTTCCATCTTTATCAATCTCTACATAAGATCCTTTGGTGTGTGAAATTCGTAAACTTTCCTTGCCTGGGGTATCATTAATATGAATTTCATGACCACTACGTGTAATCGTTGCTTGATTATACGGATATTCGGCTTCGAAAGTAGATGGAGGGTGACGACGGTTATTTGTATCCGACATAATTTATCCTATAATTTAAAATATTTTTCAATTTAACCACCGGGTCTTGTTAAAGGAGGTAATCCAAGTTCAGCTCTTGTTATATTATTTTGCTCAAAAACACGTCTTGCTCGTTCCGCTGCATATATATCAGGATAATTTTCACGCATGTAATTTTCAACATCACCGCTTGTTCTGCTATATACACCTTCTCTTGCCCCGGCAAGTTGATATTGAGTTGCTAATCTATCATATTCCGAGGCATAAACAGATTGTGCTTGAGCAGCAGGAGCAGAATTTGTTGCTGCAGGAGTTTCAGCAGGTGCGGTATTATTTTCACTACTTCCTTGAGCTGGTCGACCAGCAAGACCTGCATTTAAATTTTGATCTTGTCTGGCTGCTACAGCTTGTGCTTCAGCAAATTCATCAACATCTGATGATACTTGTGAAGATACCAATCTTGCTTTTTTGATATTTGTTTGAAATATTGATTGTAGACCCGAAGCAATTGTTGGGATAAGAGCGGCAACGGTTGCAATTTTATTAGCTCCACCAAATCCTGCACCAAGAATTCTTGATAAACCAAATGTCTGTGTAAAATTAAGACTACTGGATACAGCTTGTGATAATGTATTAAATGTAAGAGATCCACCACTTAATAATGTATTGCCGATTACACTTGTGAAATGATTTTGTGTTGCAAAAGAAGTATGTTCTTGTGCGTTTGCATAATTAGGTTGACCGTTTCTTAAAGTATAAACAGATAAACCAGTGGCTGGATCATTCCATTCAATATACCCGGGATGTGGATCATTTTCAACGGTATAATATTGCTGAATATAATTATCAGGTGGTGTTTGTAAAATACTAGCTGAAGCAGGTCTTGATGATGTTGCGGTAGCTACTGCGGCTATAGGAATGGTAGGTACAGAATTTAGTAGTGTTTTAATTCCTAAATTTGCCGCACCTGAAACGGCATTACCTGCTGCAGTAACAGCACCTGTTGTCAAGTTAATTACATTATTAAGACCACCGGTAATTGTACCGACAATATTATTTAATCCACCAATTACAGATGCCATAGTAAAATCTGCGGCTTTAAATAATCCTTGATTAATAGGATTGACACCACAGACACTAATATTTAATGCTTTAATAAGATCTTGTATTGCTTTTACACCAGAGACAGCTTTATTTAGCATCCCCATCAATTTGAATAAACCTATTTTATTAGCAAACGATAAAATAGCATTACGGATAGCCCCAACCGCGGTTCTAACAATACCTGAAACAATTCCTTGGACAGTATTGCCAAGAAAATTAAATATCGAATTAACGGAAATAAGACTATTATTTAAACATGGTAATGATGATAATGTTCCGAGTGGGTCAACCGCTTTTTTAATGTCTAAAACATCGCTGGTATTATCTTTACTAGCAGAAGCTGTTGTTGGTAATCCTGCATTTGCCATATTTCTTTGAACAGCGGTTGTAACATTAGCACCTTGGCTACTGTTTACAGAAGAAATACTTGCGGTACCAGAATCAATATTTGAAATTGAAACTCTATTATCATTTAATGAAGAATATGGGTTATTAGGATTGCCTTGGGAAGATTGAGGAATACTACCAGTATTTGTATTAATTCTTGGTGCACCATTAAGAATTTCATGGTCTATAGGATCACCTGCTTTGCCAATTGATCCTATGACTAATGGATATTGAAGATCATTACCGTCGGCCCAGAATCCTACAACACGAGAACCAACCACCAATCCAACAGGCGCGGATCCTATTCTACCGATAGCAGCTGAAGTTACAGATTGTGTTACTTGTGCCCATGGTAAAGCGGAATCAGGTATATTGGTTCTATCATCGTGTCGACCATATACTCTAATTTTAACTCTTCCAGATTGATGAGGATCATTTACATCGACAACTTCACCAATCCAATATATCATATTTTGACCAAGATTTCTCTCAACCATAATTTAACCCTCTCGATAGCGACCTTTTAGACATTCTACAATACACGTATATCTAGGTTTTTCTGCGACAAGACCTATTTTATGATGAATTCTTGAAATAAGAAATTTACCGGATAATAATGGATCTTCCGTAACAGTACCAGTTGTAGCTGAATTATTTGGGAAAGTACAATTAATAGTAGAACCTGGTGTTAATACAAAATCTCCTGGTACTCTTATCTTTAATGCATTTTGTAATAGTAATGCTATATATGCTTCTAAATTAGGAGTGCCTTCAGGAATATTGGTTACAGGTCTTTGTGAATTATCGATGGGTATAAATGATTGTGGTGGTATTCTTGGTTTTAAGTATCTGTTAGAAAATGCCCCTGAAACATCTGACCCGGTACCACCGTCTTTGAATTTAGTATCATTTGTTGGAACATCTATAATATTATATTCACAAGTGGTAAAATTAAATGTTGCTATCCTTCTTGGGCCACCATAAGTTACTCGATCAAGTGATGATAATGCTGTAGGTACTTGATATGATAATATATTTCTATCCAGATCGGGACTTAGTACATTAACATTTATAGCACTAGATTGTACAAAACTTTTAACCGGGCTTGTAGCAAATAAATTTTCAATTGTAACAAATTTGAATATTTGATTATCCCCATTTCTAGTTTCAAAAAATACATAAGATGATGATTGATTTTCAACTGATATGGATCTTGATTTTACAAGATTAATTGCTTTATATGGACTTAAATTACTTACAGGTAATATTTGTGGTCCTTTGGTTTGTTCCGTAATTATTTGTTTATCAGTATGAAGATATGTTTTTGCTATATCTTCAACTATCTGTGAATTTAATACGTTCTCATAACCTTTTTGTACGTATTCATTTTGTGCATACATGGCTTCAATACTGACACACTTCAGTACATACATTTTTGCTCTTTGATTTGGTAGTTGTTGACCTTCGCCACGTTCATAAAGAGCAAATTTATAATGTGCTTTAACATCACTTGGACTTACTAGATTAAATTCAACTAATTCATCACCAAGCAAACGCAAATTGCCGACAATATCTTGTGAGTCAAGAACTGTTATATCACAAACTATTCCTGGTGTAAAGATACTTTCGTAAATTGATGCTGATACAAATGATGTTGTAAGTGTCAAAGAACCACGAGGAGAAGTTATAAGTAATTTCTCTACCCGTACATCACCAATCGAAATATTATTTCCCATTTATTTTAACAAAGCCTTTAGTTCACCTGCAATTTGAGTTGAATATTGTTTCTTTAAAACTTGAATTGACTTATTTTTCTCATTAATTTCAGCTTCATATTCATAATAATAAACTGGACTCCAATAAGTTGTTTCATTTACAGGAATATTATTTGTTATAAGAGTTGCATTGGTATAAAGTGTTTTAACTCGAGTTTCTCTACCCATAATATAATGTGTGGAACCATTTTCAGTTACATTACCAGATGTGTGCTGAATTAAAAGTGGTGAAACACTTGTTTGTCCATTTGTTGTTATATACTCAACACTTTTTCCACAAACTTGACCACTTCCTATAATTGTATTACCATTATATACATCAACTATTTCATCCGTAACAAATGCAGGAGCTTCGACTGTATATTGAACAACCGCGTTTGTTGTTAGTTTCCAGTCAATCTGTTTACGTTTATAACCAAGTGGAGTCATGGAATAAAGAATATCACCATAAACTGGTTCATAAAATCGTTTCAGTGATGGATACAAACTTTGGAAAGTTATTTCAGAAATCGTACCCTCATTAATATACCAATTATTTCTATAGTACTTTATTTTTGAAGTAGCATTTGATAAACTACCATATTTCTTGGTAATAAAATCATTAAAACTTGCTTGGTCTAGATACCAATCATAATACGGGTCAATTACTTTATTCGTTATATGAAGAATCCAACCCATATATTCATCTTGATAATAACGATTTGCTATTTCATCCGGATGTTCATTTTGTTGAATATCATATGGATAATAAAAGATAGGATTATTATAAACAGAATTAAGCGTTTTTACTCGTTCCGTAATGTTACGAACTGGAGCACCATTATATCTAATAATAGGAAATTTTTCGAAATATTTTTCAGCCATTCTTTAAATTCCTAATTATTAACCTGGTAATTGTACTGTGGAAAATTGTGCGGCTTGATTAATTGCTTCACTGTTGGTTTGTACATCACGAATAAGTTGACTTGCGGGTATTGGCGCCGCATTTTCAGCAACTGTATCATTTGATCTTGTTGATGTGTAATCTCTATTAGTCCAGTATTCAATCTCTTTTAATTGTATAGTAATTGTAACTGCAGTTGGTGCATCAGTTCTTCTGTAAAAGGAAGGAGCAGAACCAGGTGCATAATTTACTGAAATACTTTCAACAACTGCAGGTTTGAATCTATACAAAAATTCACTTGAAGGATGTAAACTAACTGTTACCATACTTGGGAATGAAAATATTAAACCTATACCATCACTTATACCAGGTAATGAATGATATTGAAAAGTGGTAATGATATCTCTAACAATACCACTCTCGATTTCATTTTTAGGTATTAATTTCCAAGTAAATGTATGTGATTTAAAATTTGGTCGTTCAAATAAAACCGTTTGGTACGGATTAACTGTTAATCCGAGGTATGATCTAATTCCTTTACCTGCATTAGTATCTTGTAAACCCTGTACAAATTCCGCAGCAACTCCTTTTAAGGCTGACGTTCCAATATCTGCTACGGATTGAAGTGAAGAAATAGCACTACCTGTTTGTTCTCGATTTATTGCTGCTTGTTCCAAAGCGGCACCAACTAAAGGATCCATATCAGGTGTTGAATAACTAACTGATGTATTATCTTTTAAATTATCGGGTATAGGTAATCTAATTGTACTTTTTGATCTTAAAAATGGTGAATTATTAATTGATCTTTTTACATATTCTTGAAAAAGAAATGACATATAAAATTTGGTGGTTGTGGTTAAATCACTGGGAAATTCACTTTGTTGTTGGAATTGATTTGCCATTTCAGATCTAGAATTATAAAGATTTTGAGCATCACCATAAGCTAAATAAGCACCAGCGCCAACAGCAACACCGGTTGCAACCGCACCGACAGTTTGTACTGTAGCACTGACGACACTAGCACCTCCAGCAGCAGTAGTAAGTATACCCATTTTCCAGTCCTAGAATAAATATGATTATTCTTATTTATACTGATAATTCAAAATGGCAAAATATCTACAAGGCTTTTTCAAACCTTTAAACCCTCATAAATATAAAGGGAATCCAACTAATATCGTATATCGTTCTAGTTGGGAATTACGACTCATGTCTCACTTTGATGAGCATCAAAATGTGGTATGGTGGTCATCAGAAGAACATGTGGTTCAATATCGTTCACCAATTGATGGAAAAATTCATCGTTACTTTCCCGACTTTATTATAAATACAAGGAATAAAGAAACGATTATGATCGAAGTAAAACCTTTGGCGCAAACAATTGAACCCAAGAAACAAAAGACTCCAACTAAAAGATATATTAACGAAGTATATACATGGGGTGTAAATTCTGCAAAATGGCATGCGGCGGAAGAATATTGCAAAAATCGAGGATGGAAATTCCAAATAATGACCGAAAAAGATATTTACGGTAAATGACAGCTTATATTTTTCAACAATTATCAGAAAGAGGCCGTGCTGAAGGTATTAATGAAACCACAAAACGCAGAGATGCTAGAAGATGGTTTCAGAATGCAGCACAGAAAGTACAAAGAGTCAATAAAAATTTGATGTTGGATGATCGTGAAAATTTGGTTAATTCAATTGATGCCGAATCAATTGGTAAAATGTATATGTTTTCGTATTTGCCAAAACATAAAGAAACACTTCCTTATTATGATATGTTTCCTTTAGTGTTTCCGATCGATTTAAAAAAAGATGGATTTTTAGGTATTAATCTTCATTACTTACCACCCGTTCTAAGAGCAAAGTTAATGAATGCTATATATCAAACAATCAATAACAATGCTTATAATGATACCACAAAACTTAAAATATCATACAGTATTCTAAGCAATGCTTCTCGTTATCGATATTTTAGTCCATGTATTAAACATTATCTTGGTGCTTATGTTCAAAGCAGCTACCTAAATATTGAACCTACAAATTGGGATTCAGCATTAATGTTACCGACAGAGCAATTCAAAAAAGCAACTAAAGAACAAGTCTGGAAAGATTCAAGAGGTATGATCTAATGGCTGGATTTAACATAGCTGAATTTTCCACAAAAATTAATGAACGTGGTACGCTACAGAATAACAAATTTATTGTCAGTATAACAAAACCGAGAATATTCTCTGATGATGATTTCAACAGAATATTAGAATTTAGAGCTTCCAATGTAAGAATACCTAGTATTAATTTTGATGTACTTAGTACATATCGTTATGGTGTAGGACCTCAACAAAAAAATCCAACAAATGTAAATTTCAATGATATTACTATATCGTTTATTGAAACCGAAAGTAATTTTATTTGGAAAAGTTTTGCTTGGTGGATTAATGAAATTTTTGATTTCAGTGATCGTGGAAATGGAACCATAAAATATACATCGGAATATAAGCAATACTATACATCACCAACCATTAAAATTACTGTATATAATAATAAAGGTGAAAATGTTAATGTGGTAGTTCTTAAGGAAGCTTATCCTATTTCATTAAATGATGTTGATTTGTCTTGGTCTAATAGAAATAATTTAATGATGATTAATGTAGGCTTTACTTTCAGAGAATGGTATTTTGAAGGATTTGAAACAATTCCTGCGTATGAATCTGGTAACATACCTGGTGATAGAATATTTGCATCAAGTCAAGTTGCACCAGCAGCAGCACCCGAAAGACCAGTTACAATATTGCCTACACCACAACCTGTTATAAATCAAGGTGGTTTTGATAAAGGTGCACAACGAATTCGTTCAAATAACTGGGCGATTCGTGGTGGAAGTGCTTTTAATAATTATTCCCCCGAGCTTCAAGAACAACTGAGAGCATTAGAAAATGAACGATAATCTTTAACAATGGAGTTATATTATGCCACTACCTAAAATCAAACACCCAATCCATGAATTCACAATCCCATCAATAAGAAAAAAGGAATTGTTCAGACCTTTTCTTGTTCGCGAGGAGAAAATTCTTTTAATGGCAAAAGCATCAGGTGATCAAGGCGATATTCTAAGAGCAGTTAAGCAAGTAGTCAATAACTGTGCTATTAATAAATCATTTGATATTGATAAGATTGCCATCTTTGATGTTGAATATTTGTTCCTACGATTAAGAGCTGTTTCAATCAACAATATGGTAAAGGTTTCATATATTGATAATGAAGATACAGAAGTATATGATTTTGAAATTGATCTTTTAAAAATAGAAGTTAAGTTTCCAGAAAAAGTGGATCAAATTATCAAGGTTGATGACAAGATCACCATTGTTATGAAACACCCACCTGCATCACTATTTGATGACAAGGATTTTGCAAATTCAGGCGAAGATGTTTTTTATGAACTTATTCTCCGTTGTATTGATAAGATTTATGAAGGTGATGATGTTTATGATCCTTCCGAATACAGCAGAGAAGAGATAGAAGAATTTTTAAATGATTTAGATGTTGATGTATTTGAAAAGATTCAAACATTCATGTCCAACATGCCAAAACTCTATCATCGGATCGAATATAAAAATAAAAATCAAAAAGATAGGGTAATTGAGCTGACTTCGCTCGCCGATTTTTTTATGTTGGGCTAAATCATAATACACTAGAAAATTACTATACTTCATTATTTTCATTGGTTCAACACCATAAATATTCAATTGCAGATGTTGAAAATTTAATACCTTTTGAACGTGATATCTTTGTTGAAATGCTCCTGCAATATCTGAAGGAACTTGAAGAACAAAGGAATCGTAATGTCTGATAGTAATATTGATAATAGTGTTTTAAATCAACAGCTGGAAATACAAAATGAGCACTGGGTTAAACAGTATTGGCGTCCAGCAATGGGTTGGCTATACATGGCGATGTGTGCATTTGATTTCATAATCTTTCCTTTAATTATGATGTTTCTACCTGTTTTTACTCATGCACCATATGCTAAATGGGAAAGTCTGACCCTTTCAAATGGCGGACTAATTCATTTATCATTTGGTGCTATTCTTGGTGTTTATGCTTTTAGCAGAAGTCAAGAAAAAATGTCGACAAGTAAATAATAATGGCAAAAAGATCTTTACCTAGAGCCACAAGACTAGCTAATATAGCAGCAAAAAAACCTAAAGCGGCTGCACGTATAAATGCAAAAAGCGAGGGTGGCAAAAAAGTATTAAGAATAGGTAGTAAAGCATTCAATAAAATGTTCCCACAGTTGGGGAGATTATTGGGTGGTGTATATCGTGGTGGATCAAATGAAAATCAATCGTTGACTTCAGGGACACCTACCGCACAAATAACAAATAATTTGTATGGACAAATATTAGAAAATCAGAATAGACAAAACGATATATTAAATCAAATTTTACAGCAAGTAAAAAATTCAAATAATACTTTTCTTGGACCATCATTATTAAATAATAATCCATCGAATAATAATCAAGGTGGTGGAACTGGTAATGGTCCATCAAATAATAATAGAAACAATAATAGTGTATTGGATGATTTACTTACTATAGCAGGATTAGGTGCAACTGGTTATTCTACATGGGATGCAATTAGAAAACTATCGAGATCAGGCCCAACTGTAAGACCACCGACTAATGTACCAAGACCTGGTGCACCACCAGAAGCACCACCAAGACCGGGTGCTCCACCAAGACCAAGTGCACCACCAACACCAGAAGCACCACCAAGACCTGGTGCACCTGGATCGAGACCCGGCACGGCACCTGGAGCAGTGGAAACACCAAGACCTGCACCGCCTGGATCAAGACCAGGTGCACCACCAACACCTGAAGCACCACCAAGACCTGGTGCACCTGGATCAAGACCCGGTGCGCCGCCAACACCAGAAGCACCACCAAGACCCGGCGCTCCACCAAGACCTGGTGCGCCATCTGGAGCAGTAGAAACACCAGCGCCTACAGAACCAAGAACAAGACCATCAGTACTTTCGGAACCGTCAGGAACAGCAAGACCTGCACCACCTGGATCAAGACCAGGTGTTCCATCAGCACCGACAGGAACACCAGCGCTTACAGAACCAAGAACAAGATCATCAGTACTTTCTGAACCATCGGGGACAGCAAGGCCTGCATCGCCTAGATCAAGACCAGGTGCACCACCAGAGGCAGGAAGAACACCAACTGCGGTAGAACCAGGAACAAGACCAGGCGCTCCACCGGAAGCAGGAGGATCCTCGGCAAGACCAACAACACCAGGAAATATACCACCGAGACCGGCGACACCCCCAGTTTCAGCAAGACCAGCAGCACCACCTGGGACAGCAACTACTATACCACGACCGGTTAATTCACTCAGTATTAGTCAAAGAATTGCACAGGCTAGTACAATTGAAGAACTACGTGCTATACAAAATCTTGAATTTGAAAGATTAGGAACTACACAAAGGCAAGCACTTGAAAATATAAGATCTGTTGAAAGAGCTCGGGTAATTCAAAGACAAACATCCCAACAAGTTGATCAACTTCAAAGATTAGTGAGTCGCCGGGCTGAACAATTAATCCCACCAACGGTAAGTGCTGTGCCATCTTCCGCTGTGAGCGTAGTACCGGGGAGAGGTATACCAACTCCTAATGTAGGAACTAGTAGTTTACCACCACTATCATCTTCTTCTGCACCAATACCTAGAATCCCACCAACAGTAACTGCTGTGCCACCCCCAGCTGCTATACCTAGACCCCCAGGACCAATAAATCTTGTAGCACCACCACCGCCTCCGGCTGCAGGTCCTGCTACACCTGTTGTAAGACAAAGAATATCAACATTATCAGAATCGAGAGTACCAAGATCAACTCCTTACAGATCAATTAGACTTGGTCTAAGAGGTTTAAGAATTTTAGGATCGCTTGGACTTAGAGTATTAGGGATAGCTAGTGGAGTATATTTAGTTTATGACGTATATGTTGGGTTAGTTGAACTTAAAGCTAGAACAGTATCAATAAGTGTCAGAAATAGACAGACATTTTTTACCACATTAAATAATCTAATAAGAAGACTAGAAGCATATAATGGTCTTTTAGATCAATTTGATAATGAAACAGATCAGACAAAAATACAAGACTTAGAAAATACAATCAAAGAAGAAAATGCAGAAATATCTTCTCAATATGATCGTATTATCGAAATGGCCGAAAATTTAGATAAAGAATATAATGAAGATGTTGCTCGTAGACTACGTAACGGACAAAATATTCCCGAAAATCAAAGACAAGCGCCATATTTAAATATTTTGGCAAATATTGGCATATCCGGAGTTCAGCAACCATCTGATGCTACACCTGCAACTCAAAATAAAGATGAAAGTGATGGATCTGGTGGTGGTGATGAAAATGGTGGTTCTGGTGGTGATGCAACTCCAGTTAATAATAGTTCGGTTAGTGCTAAACAAGTAGAAAATATACCAGCACCACAACAGCGTCAAAATAATAGTTCATCAACTGTTGATACAACTTCACAAATATTGTATACATTAAGAACTAGAGAATCAGGTAATAATTATCGCGCTCAAAATCCTGTAGGATCTGCATCTGGTGCATATCAATTTATTGATAGAACATGGAGGGGAGTCACTAGACAATTTGGTATAGGTACTGAATATCGTAGAGCTATTGATGCGCCTCCAGAAATTCAAGATGCTGTAGCAGCTGCTTATGTTAATTCGATATTAGCAGCAAATAACAACGATATATCTGTTGTGCCTTTGGTTTGGTATACCGGTAATGCACAAGGTCGAATGACGGCAGAGGCTTTAGCTGTTAATCGTGGTTTAACAAGTGCTCAGTATCAAGCAAATTGGATGAGAACATTTCAGAGACAACATGGAAATGTACCATTACCGCAAAATGTACAAAGAAGTTCAACACCACAAAGTTTAACATCACGATCAGAATCAGTTCCACAAACTGGATCAAGATTAACTCAAGCTGGTACAAATATGGTTGCTGCAGATCAACGTCGTGCAAAAACTTTTCAAGAGATATTAAGCAGTATACTAAGAATACCAGGACAGCAAAATCAAATGGGATCAGCATCATCTAATAATATTAGAACAAATAATGTATCTGCTACTGAGGTACCTTTACGTAATAGATTAGAATCCGCGTTTGGTTTAAAAAAGAATATAAAGTAAGAGTATAAAATATGGCAAAGAAACCAACAACTACAACTCTAGCTGATTTAGTTAACAGTCCCGAGTATAAAGGAATGAGTGATATAGTAAAAGCTCAGATTGAATCAGCTTTGGCGGAAAGTAAAGGAAAGCCAGCGCCATTACCAAAAAAAAGTAAAACTGCTATTTCTACAGATGAAGTTCTTGCAAATCCCGCAATGGTTAAAGCAATTAAAGAAAAAATTGGTGAGAAAGCCACAGAAGAATTTTTAAAAAAAGCAGATGAAAAATCTGCTATCGATGACACGGATAAACCGATCGTTATAGATAAACAAAATAAAGTCAAAAAAACAAAACAGAAAACTAAAAAACAACGAGACCTTGAACAACAAGAAAATACACAAAAATCTTTTAAGGATTTTATTTTAGGTAAAGGCAGTAAAGCATTTAATAAAATGTTTCCATTATTGGGAGCATTATTAGGTGGTGTGTATCGTGGTGGTGATAAAAATAAAAGTAATGATACATCACAATCAAATACACGTTCATCGGATAGCGGTGTAACTGCAATTTTATCCAGTATTGTTAGTAGTCAAAGAACTACCAATTCTATTTTAACAGAAATACTTAATGGTATAATAGGTAATCGAAATAATAATCCATTAGCACCGGGTAATAATAATCCAAATACAAACATCGGTGGCGGTGGTGGACTTTTTGATGGTTTAAAAAGTTTATTAAGACTGGTGGGTTTTGCGATAGGTGGAGTTGGTTTAGGAATAGCCGGAGCGGCAGGTGTTTCAGCTTTACGAAATTCTGGGAATGATCAACAGCAAAGTTCCGACCAAAATACACCACCAAAAACTGTGACAACACCAGCAAATACAAGTACTGCTCCTAGATTAATAAGTCCGAATGTTAATAATTATAGCCCTGAACCAACCCCTATGTCAGTTGATGCATCAAGGGCAAATGCATCACGTGTAAGACTTGCAGGCACAACCGCGGCTCAATTGATGGGTAGAGGTGCACCACCGGCAGGAAGAATTAATAGTGATACCGAAAGGGCTTTTAATAGTTTACCACCGGCTCAACGAGGACTTATTAGTCCAAATGTTAATAATTATAATCCCGAACCAGAGCCTATGCGTTTAGGTGCTGCTGGACGAACATTTGCTGGTGAAGAAAATCCATTAAATCAACAGAAACTAAGTGAAGCAGCACAACTCACAAGACCTATTGAAAATTATATACGATCACTTAATGAATTGGATGCATCAGAGAACGCTAGTAATAATGTAGAAGGAATTTCCATTCCGCATGATTTGACACAAAGAAATGCATTAGAAAACGGTTTTATACAAAGTTTATCAACATTAAATAATGTTCCTATTTCCGAGCGCCCATCACCCCCAGAAGGTACTTTTGAACGTCTACGTTTAATTAGACAAAGAAGAGGTGAATCAGAACTACCGCCGATTCCAGGACCACAAGGAGGTGTATTTGCCGGAGAGCAAGATAATAGAAGTCCATCATTAATATCAGTAAATTCTGTCGGTAATTATAATCCCGAACCAGCACCATCTGAAACAACCATACCTGGTATACAACAAGCTCAAAGAGCACGTATTGAATTGGCTGGTACCACAGCGGCTCAATTGATGGGTAGAGGTGCACCGCCAGCCGGGAGAATTAATAGTGATACCGAAAGGGCTTTTAATAGTATAACACCGGCAACAATTCGTCGCCCAAGGAGTTCAGATCCACTTAATTGGCAAGGTGGGGGATCAACGCGTTCAAGGGTAAATCAGGGAAATACGTCAAACCCACAATCATCTCAAACTGCAAGACCTATACCATCATCTTCATCATCAAGCCCACAATCATCTCAAACTGCAAGACCTGTACCATCATCTTCATCATCAAGCCCACAATCATCTCAAACTGCAGGACCTGTACCACAAGCACCATCTGTAAGTGTAGGGAGAACATTATCCGATGTTTCCACACAAAATGCCATTGCTGAAAGAGCAGTACCTGCAGCACCAACAGCACCGCCAGCGACAGCTGTAGACACACCTGCAACGCCGGCACCAAGAACTGAGCGTTCTGCAAACCCTATTGATCCTGATAACCCAGGGCCATTAGAACCATCTGATGCTAGTATTAGATATAATAGATTATTTAGTATGGTTGCATAAAAAAAGGGAGACTTTCGTCTCCCTTTTCAGTATTAACTTGCAAGTCGCTTAAAGAATTCTAAATCTTCACCATCGTCATCATCATCTGTATTAGTGGATGGTGCAGAGCGCGCAGGCGCCTCACGTTGAGGCGCCGATTCCTTCCAAGGAAGTTCATCCTCATCATTCTGCTTCCGATTGGCTGCAGCCTGGCGAGAACCAGCAGGGGTACTTTCATCAAGATTAAGAACCTTGTTCAACTTAGCCTTAAGTTCATCATAGGTCTTAAAGTTAGATGGAGAAAGGAATGCCTGTAGTGAATGTTCCTGCTTCCAAATAGCCTCAATTTGATTGTCATTTTCAAAAAGAGGAGCAGCAGAGGCAAATTCAGACTTATCGTAGTTGCGGTAACCCTCAACATTACGAATCTTAAGCTTGAAATTAGCACCAGACCATGGATCAAAAGGATTCATAGGCTCTTCATCCGCAAACTGAGGATTCATAGCTTCGTTGAGCTTATCATAAATCTTCTTGCCAAACTTGAACAGCTTAACCTTACCGTTATTTTCAGGATTGGCCTGGTCTTGAATGATATAGATATTGCTGATAAAAGTCAACTTACGCTTTTGAGCGCGTGCCTGTTTACGAGTAGGTGAATTATCATCCTCGGAAATATTCCAAAGCTTGGAATTCAATTCACCAACTGGGTCGGTCTTACCAATAGTTGTAAGAGAGTTTTCGATATACCAAAGACCGGTAGGGCCCTTGAAACCATGCTCGAACATGCGAATGAAAGGAACATCTTCATCACTGGGAGCTGGGAGGAATCGAATGACTGCAAAGCCATTACCGGCCTTGTCTACATTAGGATACCAGAAGCGGTCATCGCCCTTGCTGGATTCACCTTGTGTATTGAGTTTGGCAAGTTCTGCGGTAAGCTTTTCAAGTGAGTTCTTACCAGAATTGCGCTTAAGTTGTGAAAAGTCCATGTATAGTCTCCGTATGTTTTGTATATTTGTATGATCGTATATTTGTATATGAGAGTAAACCCTCATAACTATTTATAATATCACTAGACAGAGAAAAAGTCAACCAATAGTTTTTTGATTTTCTCTCTATCATACTTAATGAATGGTATATATTTCTTGATAAGAAGTTTAATCTCATTCCATACAACATCATCATTAAGTTCTTTATCCCAGTGCTTTAAACATCTGGAAATATCCACCAATACACATAAAGTTTCTGGTGATATGGAATCACTACAGAAAAGCTTAATTAGTATTGGGTGTTGGTTATCTCTTACTATAAAATTTTCATTGAATGTTTTATTTAGTTTCTTAAGGTCACCAGCAATCATATAAGTCAATGATTGACTTCGTTTCAACCAGTCAAGATATATTTGTTCAGCTGATTCATCATAAGCTATTTCACGGATAAAACATTTAGGATTTTGTATAAAATTAGCAAGCATAAGATTATGTGCGTCTCTATGCTTTGCAACTTTTTCAAAAAGAAATTTATCTTTACGCTTATTAAAAGATTCTAAATTTGCAGTTATTTTGCTGTTATATCTAAAGTAGTTATACCCAAGTAAATTAAAATGATTTTTTAAAGCAAGATAATCTTTATACACCTCAAATGATGTCATATAGGTAGTCGTGCAGTCTTCTTGAGGATATTCAGATTTTCGGCTTCACACGTGATATTAGAAAGAATTGTAGGATCTTTCTTGATCAGTGATGCTGCATATTCTGGTTCGAGACTATTTACATCACACCAATGAATTACAGCATCAATAAATTCCATTCCTTTCTCTTCACATAATTGACGAATATCGGTTGAGAAATTAACATTCTTAATCATTAGATAGTAACTCCGGAAAAAATTTAATTAATGCTTTTCCTAAAAAATGAACAAATGCATAGTAGCACCATATCCATATAAAAAACATGTACATATAACCAGCAAGATAAGGATATGCTGTATTATAAATTGCACCTACAAAAAGCAAACTGAATAACAGATATGCTAGACCACCAAGTCTATTGCGCTTTGGAATTTCTTTTGCCATCAGTCCCAAAGTGCCTCGTAATACTTAGCAAAAAGACGGCGACCGTTCTTCATTCTTTCACGATGTGCTGCAACACCCTTTTCATCAACCGTAAAAGTATCCTTAGGGCCCTTCTTCATAACACCATCTTCAAAAATAAGATCAGACTCACCACTGTAATACTGCTCTTCCCAATTTGACATATGCTGTTCAAATGCCCAGATCATTTCACCGAGAACCCATTCCCAACGAGGAAACCAATTTTCGTCTGTGTCACCTGAGTTCTTTTGATCTTCAGACAAAACAGGAGCAGAAATGGTCTGAAGTTCCAAAGGAACATCCTCATCATCAATGAAAGGCGCGCCATACTTATTTTTACTGAGTTCTCTGAGCATAGGAACAATAATCATTGCTAGTGTGTGATCCATCGACCAGACATCGTAATCATCAATGTGGATATTCAGCTTGCGTTCCTTAAAGGTATCTACCCAACGACAGAAACGATAAAGAGCTGAATCAGTACCATCCTTATTCGTTGCCAACCAGTCGCCAAGTTTTTCCACTATATCAGAATTCTTATCTTTCCAAAAAAGAATACCTTCAGCAATCTGATATGGACCAATAAAGTTCTTGTAGGGCCCAAAATAGATCTTCATTCAAATTCTCCTTCAAAAGCACAAAAAGCACTAATGACTGTAGCACCTACATTATCCAAAACCGTCAATGCTGATACAGCATCACCAATACATTGACTGGGAGTGGTTGAAGCCAAATGAATATTTCTAACTTCTCCATTAAAAAGAAAAGTAATAAAAAGAATTGTGGTAAGCAATTTTATGTCTCCGACTTATTTGTTTTAAAATCACTGTGATCATGGCAGGTTCTACGATAACCATCATCATCTGTAGGGAAACCGCAACTTGCATAATTATAACAGCCAGGTTCGTCACAGATCAAAAGAGCAGACTTGAGTTCTTTGTTATCAATCTTTTGTTCTTTGACAACATCGGCAAGATTTTCACGATATGAATAATCCAACTCATTTGAGATATTCATACCACCTGCTGAATATAGCGGTACGTATGCATCAAGATCAAAGCCAAGACGATCATAAATCAAATATCGGAATGATCCAGGATCTCTTCCGTGTTCATCAATCTTGCTGATAACCCATGCAGCAATATCTAGCCTGGTTTGATAATCATATTTTGAGACTAATTCATCATAGTCAATCTTTTCGAACATATATCACCTTTGAAATGGTGGACCCGGTAGGACTCGAACCTACGACCAAACCGTTATGAGCGGTCCGCTACTAACCAACTGAGCTACAGGTCCAAATATTGGCGGTCCCGAGAGGATTCGAACCCCTATCGTACGGCTTAGAAGGCCGATGCCTTATCCCTTAGACCACGGAACCAATATAGTTATTATATCATACTTTTGAATGGCTGTCAACCATTAATTATAAGATTCCTGCAACTGAAATACCGACCAACGAACTCCAGGATTACTGACTGGCTTAAAGACACTAGCATAAGAATCTTTACCACCAGCAAGACTTGGAACAGTTACAATGAAGCATTTTTCCATAGCACCCCAGGGTGTCTTAACTCTCTTATAATAACCATAAGAAGGTTCTAGACCATCCTTCTCGCCTTTCTTATTATAGCGATACCCTGGGACTTGTACTCGTTCACCATCAATAATAACATAGTCAAAGTTGTTGGTTTTGTTTTGTTTTGCCATAATCTTATGCTTTCAAAAGGATGGTATTTTCGTTAATGCGATGTTGCAATGTTGCTGTTTTTAACTTTTCCAAATTCTTAAGAAATGCCCTACGACCACTGCGGAAGACCATTTCAATATTTACCTCTACATTTCTGCCGAGTTTATAAGTTTTACTTTTTTCTTCATCATAGTTTAAGATAGTAGTTCCTTTGACATCCAGACCTGACTCGGTTGAAGCAATGAACTGTGTGAGTGTCTTGTACTTAGTATTAAATGTAAGTAATTCACCAGAGCCTAAGATCTTTTCGGGATTGATGGATACCACCTTAAAGTCCTTACTTTCAGTTTGGAACTTTAGATCCTTGAGTTTCTTATCGGATGAAATTACTTTCTTCTTACGGACGATTTGTTTCTTATTTGCACCATGGCGCTGACAGTCAGCCACAATACTCGAGTAAAATGCCGCTCTCTTCTTCAACTCGGCACTGGTGTAATGGTTATACCCTTCTTTGACATTAGTGCTGGTGAGAGACAGATTAGCCTCTTCGGCGATTGGTGCGTAAAATTCCTGAACAATCTTTGCTTGGTTCGAGGGAATCTGTTTATTCTGCAGCCATTCATACATGGATAATGTCCAACCTGACTTATCTATGGCTTCCTCAAACTCACCGATAAAGTCAGATATCTTGGCACTTGGTTTACGAACTTTAACAGTCACTTCTTCGGAGACTGGTTCATCAGAAACTTCTAATGCTTTATTCAAAGTCGACTTGGAAAACATCTCCGTCAACCTAAACCTAAACTTTTTTACATGAGGCATTTCAAGAATACCACCACGATTCAGAATACGTGCATACCAAGCAGCCGTAACACTAATCCAAATGTCTGGCACTGTTGCCAACATTTCCAGATTAGTATCCTCACCTTGAATTTTAAAAAAATCTTGAAGATACTGACGAGCATCTGATCTGGTACACATGTAATTATACCAACCAAAGATCTTCGTTATAGTCATATCGTCAAGTTCAACAATACCCTTGACTACCGGTTCTTCACCCATGAACTTTAAATCAGCAATGTATTGTGCAGTTTTACCTACACGTTCATTCTTTTTAGGTTTGGGTTTAGTCAACCGGGCCATCGGCATATCCTTTTCGATTTATAAGTTATAATATCATAAACTATGAGAGTTGTCAATCACTTTTTTATCAACCCTCTTCATGCTCTTAGCGCTCTCGGGGATGATAAACGCTTCGAAGTCACGACCTTTGGTAACATATCCCATTCCATATGCCATCTTCTCAGTTGAATCACCACTCAATCTCTGAGCAATGATAGCAGCGGTGAATGAATGGTTGGCAAAACCGATCTTGATACAAGGTCCCCAAATTTCAGCATTCAAATCATCAACATACCTACCACCGGACACGCCACATTCACAAGTCCTATCCGCGTTTTTTCTGAGTGTCACTAGATCATGACACTTTTCACAGAAAATAAGCTTCATCAAACCTCCTTTGATACAGTGCTATATGAAATAGTATTATCCCAACGATCAGCATTATGCTTATTCCGAAGGGCAGTAATATTTTGATCATGAGCAAGACTTTGTGCACTTATATTAGTAAGAGCCCAAACTTCCTGTTCAATCTTATCCACAACGGTTGTCTTCTTCATAATTGTTGTAACAAGGAACTTCTTATTATTCTTGTTCTTCTTGTGACGCTTGATATATTCCTTCATGAATCCATAAGGTCTATTCTCCCAAATGTCATCAAGATCAGTACGAGAAACTTTCATATAATAAACCTCCAAAAGAGGGGGGGTTTCCCCTCCCCAGTTGATTTAGGCCGCTTCCGCCATTTCGATAGCGGTCTCAAGAGCACGAACCTTGAGGTTCTTGTTTGAACCATACCAGGCTGAAGTCATCCGGGTATCGGTAGAGCGACCGATGAGGTGATCGGTCATATAGGTAGTGGCATTAAACGCCTGCCACCAGGATCCAGCAGCATATTCGGCACCAGGCTGAGTCTCAAGAATACCAAGAGCGGTCCGAGCATTCTTGGTGATTTCAGAGCGCTTGGCATTTTCCGAGGCAGGAAACACACGCTTGAAGTACTCAACCACGTTTTCATCACTGTAGCGCTTAGAACCGAGGAACTGAGCCATTTCCTTGTACTGGGCAAGCTTTTCGGCTGCAACACCGAGCATCAACTTAGTCTGGTCACCGTTAAACTCACGACGGTGGCTGATCTTGACCATACGCTCGACCTTGGTATTGAGCGACAAAGTCAAAGTGTTGTTACACACCACACGGATCGGAGTGAACCGAACATCGGTGCTGCAGCCATACTTATGGAAGTTGGTGAAGTGCAGGTAAGAGTCAACCTTATCACCACCAAATAACTCGAATGAATCCTTCACCTTAGCCAGAGCCCAGACAATCTTGCCGTCACAGAGACTACCAGCGGTGTGCATTTCCATGTCACCCTCAGCAATGAAGTCGTTAAAGAACTCGAAAGCCTCAGAGTTCTGCACCGGATTCCAGTCATCCGAAACCACATCAACGATCTTGCTATCGCTAGAGCGAACCAGAGCAGACCAACCGACATTAACATTCTTGCCGGCAACCTTAGCAAAGGCAGGGACCTTATTGACCTCCCAATTCAGACCAGCTGCATCGAGCATCTGTTCGGGGGTAAGATCGCCGGGTACCCGAGTACCCAGACCGTGCCAAGGCACATCACCGGCATATGCCATCTGAGCCTTACCGTCAACCATTTCGATATTATGAGCCATTATATAAACCTTTCATATGATGGGCGATATGCCCTGTTAATAAAGTTATTATAACAAACTTTGGGGGTAATGTCAACCAAAATTTTGCGGTTTTCAAAACTTTTTTGTTAACATTTTTTAATCTTCAAGATCGTCTCTGAGTTGATGAGTAACTTCCACCCATGCCGCAACTCTCACTTTTGAAAATACTTCTACATCGAGTAGTCCATTTCTTACTTTTTCTGAAATAAGATATTTTACTTCTTTATTGGTTTTAAATTCACATTCTTTTCTCGAATAAACACGGTAAGCGCATAAACTAATCATCTAAATCGTCTCTAAGTTGTTCATGAATATGTGGAACATACAACATAATATCATATAATACTTGGTTATGATCATAGACATCGCATTTAATTAGATTATGAGCAGGAATTCCAATATTCCATATCGATGGTGGAAAGATAATATCTTTAACTTTCATTTTCTGCATCTTCCACAAATTGTTCTCTAATATGAAATTCACAATCAAGTATCTGACCAATATGTTTAAGTTCAAAAACTTCCATAAAGTTATGATATACTACATATTTCCTAACCTTTATCCTAATAGTATCCTCAACATCATCCATTATTTGAGTTATGGTTTGACTATACATTTTCATATTCCTTTTATATTATCCATATTATGTCATTACTGATTATAACACAATCATATATCACTGTCAACAAAAAAATGCACAAAAAAAGAGGGTGATAACTTAATACCACCCTCCGAGTTAAACCAAATATGTTTTAAAAATTAAGTACGGAATTCCAAGTCTCGAAGCACCTCGGGGTCAACACCATAAGTCCAGGCATTTGCTTCCAACGCGGTCTTGACAGTAGGCGGCACAGGAATAGCAAACTCACGACCAGTACCACAAACAACACGCAGGAACTGTTCTTTACCAATATCAGGAATATTCACCTGCAGAAGAGTACCAATCTGCGGATCCTCATCCTGGTCAATAACCTTGGACTTCAATTCCTTTAGAATATGAACCCAACCAAGGATTTCACAAGCAACTCGACGGAGTTCCAGGTTGTCTTCCTTGAGAGCGGCCTTAGCGGTCAACTCTTGCTTATTGGTGATCCAGAACCACTTATCACGGCTCAGACGAACACCGTGCCAGGCAAACACCATGGTACCGTCCTGATATTCAATGGCGGGACCATCCTCACAATGCAGACGGTTCTGGTCATCGAATCGGATATACATCGGGAACTCTTGAATAATAGCAAAGTCCTTGTCGACATAAGTCCAGCAAGCAACTTGCGCATATTCAATCAGCGGTTGGACAATCTCCAGATCCAGACCGCAGACTTCCTTGAAGTAAGCATAGAAACTCAACCAAGAACTATCATGAGCACCATAGATCATAGAGTTCATGAATTCAGTAGAAGTACCGTTAGGCTTTACAGACTTATAGATCTTATAGGCATCCATAGGTCCAGTAGCATAATAAACACTAGAAGGTGCTTCAAGATCACGAGACGTGTAGCACTTTGCAAGAGCAGTCTTAGCTGCAGCAAAGTCAAGAACTTCAGTACGAAGACCGATTTCCAACCAGCGGTCCCGATAGACGGGAATTTGCGCCAGTTGGTCTTCATTCAAACTAGTAATCACATTATCACCTTTACATTATATAAGTGGAAAGCTTCTAAAAATGAAACCTAAGATCAAAGATCAGTCGGCAGCCTTACGGAAACCTTCGGCAGTATATTCACGTTGACGGCGAATCTCGTAGGTACCGGGTGGGACCATAATAGCCTCGTGAGTATCGAAAGATCGAAGATGGTCAATCCGAGTGTCTTCCTTGACAAGAAGGAACATCTTGTACAAGTCAACATTCTGAGAGTTAGACTTATCGGCAGGAATTTCGAATGCCTCGACTCGAGTTGCTTCCATCACGTGATTGTGCCCAGTTTCACTGTGAGCAACAATTACCTTGCCATTCTCAGGAGCAACGGGAACAACACCCTCGGGGATATTCTGAATACGCAGGATAATGAAGTCACCCTGAGCAGCCATGTTACGCATAATCTTCATGATATAGTCTCCTTGTTGGTTATAATGATATTATATATGGTTTTAGTAAAAAGTCAAGGGTTATTTTTGAACAAAATGTTTTTGGCTCTAGTGAGAGCATTACCTGTGTCTGTAATATGGCCTTTTGAAACAAAATGGCCAACTTGATGTGCACAGTCTGTTACAGTGAATAGTGCTGTAAGAGCCTCACGTAGTTCATCTCGTTCGTCTAACAAGGCCAACATATGTGTCTTTTCGACCATAATAACAGTTGGACCTTGAGAGACGAGGGCACGAAATGTTTCGGTATCTGTAATAGCCATTATTGATCCTCCATCGCTTTTGTTACATGTCGGCACTTCTTATGGAATTGAAATCCAATACAAGTACACGACCAACGTTTAGTGCGGCCATCCTGTCGCACGGTATAGACTTCACCGGTTTTAGATGAAGTCACATTTAAGACCTTGTCGACAGTGACCTTCGGTTGTTTTACCGTAACACCACCAATCGACAAGACTTTATGCATAGGGATATAATTGAAGCCCTTGGTCTCACTATTTAGAATAGTAAGATCTGCAATAGAAGTCATCCACTTAGGAGTAGGTACAACAACCCCACGAAGAGTCAATGTAGGCTGTACCCTATGTACTGAACATGGAGCCATAGCATAACGTGCTGCAGCATTGTCCAATACGACCTCTACGACTGAACCTTCGGTGGGGAGTTGCATTTTCATTATGCCTTTACGGTAATCCGTGCAAGAATTGCCCGCACGGCATTGTCTACAAGAGCATTCAGTTCAGTCTTGAGTGCGGTCTCAAGAGTATTTGTTACAGGAACACTATTTTGTTCCACATTAATCCGAGTCGACATTTCAGCAGGCATACCACGCAGCGCTTGTTGAGTACCCCGCGAACCCAAATCCCAACCATAATAATCCTTCCACTGCCTAAGCCATGCTGTGTACTTATGCACAGCGGCAGTTGTTGTCTTATGATCGTCGGTATTTAAAAGTAGACCGGCCTTAATAAGGGCCTCCGGTCGCGACAGATGTGTTTGCTTAAGAACAAACATGTACAAATTATAGTTTGTGCTCATAGACGGTGTAATATTCTTCATAATATAATGTCCTTTTCAATTTTGACCATCATTGGTCTGGCTAACATAGTTATTATAACAAACTTTTGGGGTCGTGTCAACAAAAGATTTGTTAACTTTTGTTAATCTTCTAGCTGAGCACAACCACCATGCTTTTCAACTGTTTCCAATATCTTAGCGACTGGAACCCAGCCAAAAACACAGTCCTCATCTGAGGGGTCATCACCCATGTCCTCGCGCCATTGACGAAGTTCTGGCACTGGCTTGGTAGGAAAACCTACCTCCATGGAAGACCACGGGCCGACATGAGACCTCGGTGAAGAATAATGATAGGAACTGGCCTGGACGGACATCTTGAATCCATCACGACATATCAGAGGCGGCATCACCTCGTGACTCAGATTACCGAGCACGGCTTTGTCTCGCATACGGGTTATGTAGGCTGATAGAACATCCATAGTAAATCTCCTGTTTATAAAAAGATTATATCAAACACCGATGGTCATGTCAACAACAGTTTTGTTAACTTTCGTTAATATCCTCAGCGACTTGGTTCTCTAGACTTATATTGAACGATCTATCATAAATTGGCATTTGTAGCCCAGCATATGTCTTAAACCGAACGTTTTTTCGAACAGATTTATGCAATTCGCGCATAGAATCATCCAATACATGACTCAAAAGCACATCAATAGTCTTCATAGTTTAGATTTTCCTTGATTTGTTCATCGAGTAACGTATAAATGTCATCTATAAATGCTGGTTCAACCCATCGAATCACATAACTACGAATACCATCAGCAAATACACCCTGAGATTTGTGCCAAATAGCATCTGATACATCATCCGCCATGATATTACGTGCTGTTTCATTCATTCTAAGCATTATCTAGATCTTCTTTTATTTGTACTTTTAATGGGACCAAAACAAGCATAATTTCATGCAATAATTTATCACCGACAGCAAATTGTAAACGAGGACAAATTTCAGATGTATCAATATGTCGCATGGTTTGGATTTTATTGACTATATTCATTGATATAACAATCTCATTATTGTAATAAATTCGTGTACTCCAAAAATACCTACAGCAATCAATGCAAAGCCTGTTATAGTCATAGCAATTGCTACAATTGTAAGAGTAACAACGTCAATATAAGCATTTAACTTTTCAAGCATCGTCTAAATCCTCCCAAACTTGACTGATCATATAATCTTCAATTATAGCTTCAATTACAACAAAATGATTAAGCCAAATTTTATTACGAACCTCCAATCCACTCGACATTGCCGTTTGTTTCCAGGCAGTATCCGATGTATCAGTATGTATCCGTTCAACAATTCTAGACATCACGTAAATCCTCATCCACTTGTATAAACACATTATCCAATATCGGTCTATGAATACGACCATTCAAATCCATACGTATATTCAATGCTATATGGCGCATGGTACCATCATCTGTAGTATCCCATGTTCTACCCGAGGCTTCTTCTGCACACTGGCTTTTTATTATATATCGTATATTCTTAGACAAGATCTAGATCCTCTTCCATTTGATCTTGAATTATACCGCGCATAATAAGTAAGGGCTCAGCATAATCTTGAATAATACGTGCATCACACCAAACCTCCAAGGAAACACTTTCGTGTTCATGGAGCTTATGACCGGCTTGAATTCTAACCTGATATTTGATTTCATTTATAATTGACATCTAGATCCTCATCTATCTGATCTTGAAGGTTATATCGTAATTCAAGTCCAATTTTAGCACTAACATCACCTAGAGTCACACCTACAAGTACTTCCTCGGATAATGCATCAAGATACAAATCGAGTGAATCTTGAATTGATCCTTTAATACATCCAGTAATTTCAGACATTTTCTAGATCTTCTTCAATTTGGGAATAAATCGATTTCGAATAATCATCATGCCAAAGTTCGTCTTCAATCTCACATACCATATCAAATCCGACATTCTCATATACAATATGAAAAAGATTACCTTCACCCATGATTTTACTCTCTGTATCAGACATCATCTAGATCTTCGGCAAATTGATCCAATAGAGGTTCGCGAACTTGATCTAATACTTGATATCCTGTTTCATTATTGACGTAAAATCCTATATGATAATCAGCATTTTTGACACGTACTGCTTTCCATATTATATCGCCGGCCATGTCTGATGCAGAACTGATTTTTTCACCAATTGTCATATTATATACATCATCTAATGTCTCCTATAGTCTTATTATAACAAAAAACCCGGTACTTGTCAACGATTAAGTCAACAATACCGGGTTTCTTTAACATATCATAAATTTATGTTAACGTTCTAGGGCTTTTTGTACTTCTGGTGTATAAACCCACGCTTCCATGGCATTATCCCATTCATATACTGAATTCCACCAATCCAATAGCTCTTCATGTGTGAAATAGTACCTAGGTTGCATCCATGCCGTACCAAGATCAATATATGCGGCCGTGCATTCCGCGTATAGATCCCTATGAGAGAATAAAGTTATATCACTAGAAGCTTGAATTGCAGTTACCATCCCTTTTTGTCTCCGTATTCCTCGTTCCAATCGTATCCAGCCATATATTCGGCAATCTCTTCTTCAGTTACAGCAAGAACACAGTCACCATTATAAGTACCATTTGGATACCAATGAGGATACCGTGCCCTATCATAATAACTATCAGCACTGCCTCGATCATAGAGACTACCATGGCGATTACGATCAAATGCTAAAACCTTCGGATCTACAACGGTTTCCTCAGGAGCCTTCTCGGATCGGTTATATTGTGGCTGACCTAGTGCAATAGTATCCTTTGCCATATGGACAACATTATCCAATGCAACGTTGGAGCCAGGATTTACCTTAGCAATAGTATGTAGTGCATCATCATAGAGTTCAATCAGCCGAATAGCATCCTGGATAGTGACAATTTCACTATCCCTGGCGCGAGCATATAGTTCTTCGAGTCGTTCAATGATGTTCATAATAATGTCTCCTGAAAGGCCCTATGCCTTTCCTTCCTTATATGGCTATTATACCAAAAGAATACGTCAATGTCAACAATTATTTTATTACAAAATGTTAATACTAAGGATTCTGCCAAGGCGGCGGTCGATCAGGACCACGTGCCTGATTGCCAATAGCCTCAATCCTCTTCATGACATCTTCATATGCACTCAGATAACCTTCTCCCCACATCAGATGCAGACTCAAGTCAGTGTCATGGTTATAAGGATTATCTGCAAAATGCCGACCACGCTTATAGTCATCATAACCAGACCAATAAGGATCAGCTGACATTACACAAATCCTCCATCAATTGAAGTTTAGTCATAGGCCCAATAGATAGAGGCGCAAGCTGATTCATATATCCAAGTGCTTGGATGGCGCCATACTGATACATAAGTTTAACTACAATGGAAGTACGCATATGATATACAACATCTGGAATGTTAGTCATATCTAACATCATTGTGCTTTACCAATAGGCTTCCTAGGGCACACAGGATTCATACATGTCTGTTCACTAGTAGGTGGACAAATACATCCTATGGGCTGTTGTGGGGTCGGACCACTAGTCCAGACGGTACGGATAGGTTGATATACAGGATAGTTTGGATAGCGATCGCTCATGGCTTCATCTCCAAAGCTGCGCGGGCTTGTTTCAGTCGATCTTCAAACCATTCGCCGAAATCCCGAACCCAACTATCATCCAGCAAATCCTCCAAAGCCTCCCGCAGCCGTGTGTTCTCGGCACGCAATCGTGTGATCTCGATGCACGCCTCACCGGCAGAGGCGTTTCGCCAGCTGCCATCCATCGCACGGACCCAGAATATCTCGCCGTAAGTGTCTCCGCGATCAGTCATCACTTATCATTCTCTTTTAAAAACTGTTCAATACTATTCTGCGGATAGTTCACGTCGGGATAATCAATTCTACCTAACTCTTCTGCAGCATCACGCAATAGCCAACAAGCCGTTCGGAACTTCTCTTGAAGTTCTTCAAATTGCTTTTGCAAGACTTCCAATTCATCC